ATTGGGGGTGGTACTATCCAAGGTGGACAGGTTTATGGTGGTACAACCCATGATGGTATGGACATTCAACACAATCCATGCTCTATTGCTGATGTTTACGCAACAGCCTACAAAGCTTTGGGTTTAGATCCAATGTTCCAAATTAGAGATAATTTAGGGCGACCAATACCTATATCAGAAGGAAAGGCTTTAGATATATTTTGATTAATTATTCTTTATGCTTATTTAGTGAATTTGAAAATTCTGTTGAAGAGTCCACAAATAGTTTGCGTAGATATTCAACAGGATTACTTGAGTATTTTTTAAAATTAAATCATGTTGACTTAAAAGTTGTTCAATTTGATTGGAAAACAGAGCGTAATCAAGAAAAAACTTTTGAAAAAATTCCAAAATGTGATTTTTTATTAACAGCTTTATATGCATTAAATGTTTTAAATAACCCTCATTTAGCAAAAGAAAAGGTTAATTATAAAACTTCAACTTTTTTAGAAAATAAAAGTTCGTGGGATTATTCATTTGGAAATCTAAAAGAAAGTTCTCCAGAATGCTATATTCCTTACCCTTGTTCAAAAAGATTGTTTAAATACAAAGAAAAAATTCCAAAAACAATTCTTTTAGACGATCACAATTCAGAAATAGGTTTTGGAAAAGATATATCTGTACAAATAATGAATTGGTTAGAAGAATTTGTAGATAATGGATATAAAATTTATCAACTTACAAAACAAGGAGATCTGCCACATTCAAAATATATAGAGCCAATATTTAAATGCAATTATCAAGAATATATGGAAAAAACATCTGAAATTGAATCATTTATAATGACTCACCCAGGAGCTTATGAGAATTCTGTAATAGATATGGTTGCAAGAGGCATTAAAGTATTAGTTCCTATAGATCAAGGAACATTTAAAAGATATGATAAAAGCGAAGGATTTGTGCCAAAAGAAATAATTCAAGATTTTAATTTAAAAACATTTAAAAATAAAGAAGAATTGATAGGCGTTATAAAAAAACCATTTGACAATTCAAACATGAAAAGATACATATCTATGATGACTGATATGGAGGAAGTGGTTTCTATAATTGATAAAACTTTTCAAAGTATTTTAAGTAAAAACTAGGAATAATATGATATTGCATTTAAAAGAATTTTTTACTAAAGAACAATGCTCTTTTTTAAGTGGTGTTTTGTTAGGTTATTACAAAAACAATAGCCTTACTTGGGAAGGCAATGATCATCATTATAAAAATTCTTATGGTTCAACAATTCCAGAGTTTGAATCTATACTTGAAGACATAACCCCAAGAATAAAAATATTATTAAAGAATGACAACATAGTTAAAGTAAACAGTTATAGTAGAATTTATTTTAATGAATCGATTCTAAAAAAACATGTAGACAGACAAGATCTAGAATACACATTGAGTGTTTGTATATTTGATAATACAAGTAAAAAGTGGCCTTTATTTGTTGAGTTTGAGGATTCTGTTGTAGAAGTTGCAACGAATGTTGGTGATGGGGCATTAATTTTAGGAACAAAAATGCCACATTGGAGAGAAAATCTTGCGTGTAATGAAAATCAAATGATAATGCAGTGCTTTTTTCATTGGAAAAATATTAAGTAATTTTAGATGAATAATTGTTTGTTTAAAACGAACAATATAATATGGATCTGATATGTTATCAGGTCATTTTTGCGGTGTCTTTAGGAGGAAGATTTTATGTTGGATTTATTCTTGGCAACATCGATTGCCTTTGGTTCTGAGTCTGTTAATGCTATTGGACTTCGTTCTAAGTCCAGTTGTTCTGGTGGTGTTTGTTCGTCTTCTGCACCTGTTGCAGTTGAAACCAATAAAAAACCAGAAACAAAGGCTGTTATTGCTACGCAAAAACAATCTAGGTTCAAAGGACATCTTCGCTCAAAGAAATGTCGTTAATCTATACGAGACATGGGGTTGTGTAAAAACAGCCCCATTGTTTTGTAAGAAAAACACATACATATTTCTTACAAGGAGGTTTAAGTGCTTAAAGTTTATGACATGTTTTCGGGCATAGGCGGTTTTGCTTTAGGGTTTCAAAAAGAAGGTTTTGAAGTAACTGCTTTCGCAGAAGTAGATAAGTATCCTTCTCAAGTCTTGGCAAAAAACTTTCCAAACATTCCAAATTATGGCGATGTTACAAAAATAAAATACGAAAAAGATCAATTTGATGTAATAGTTGGGGGTTTCCCTTGCACAGATATATCTATAGCAAGCCAATCAAAGGAGGGCATATATGGAAAAAGATCGTTCCTATGGAAAGAATTCTTCCGAGCAGTTAGAGATGTTCAACCAAAATACTGTGTCATTGAAAATGTCTTTATGCTGCTTGGAAGAGGGCTTGAAACGGTATTACAAGACCTTGCCAGCATCGGGTACGATGCGACTTATACAACGCTCGATGCCCAATACTGTGGAACAGCCCAACGAAGGCGTAGGGTTTACATTTTGGGGGTGCGTGATGGAATCCCCGCCAATAGCGATATACTCCAGTTTGGCCCTCGTAGTACTAGAACCTGTCAACAAAGCGTTCAACTTGTCAAAAAAAGCTTTGAATGGAATTTTAAAGAGAGCATGTGGTTCAAAGAAACCTTTGCCTACTTTACTCGCCAAAGAAGTGATCAATTTGATGAATGCGGAGTCTCATCAACCTTAACAAAAAGAGATTATAAATCATTTACAGATTTAGTGGTATCTGATGGGAATATACGCAGAGTAACGCCTACAGAGAGACTTAGACTTATGGGTTTTCATGACCATTGGCATATTCCAGATGCTTCAAATACTGATAAATATAAATACAATGGTATGCATGTACCTTCAGTACAGTACATAGCAAGATGTTTAAAGGAGTATCACAAATGTTTGAGTTCTCAAAAATAGCAGAAAAATTTGACGAACACTTGTCTGGACAATTATATTGGCACAGCAATTTCGTTAATCATTTCTTGCCTGAGATTGCATCTGTATTTATGGCAGAAGAAACAAATTGTTATGATTTTGGGGCAAGCACAGGTAATGTTGAGTTAGCTTTATCAAGTATGATTAAATCAAGAAACATAGATTTTATACCTGTTGAAAAATGCAAAGAAATGGTAGAAAGATATAAAGGTGAAAGCGAAGTAGTTCTTGATGACTTTCTCAATATTTATATGGAAGAGTTTTCATTTGCCACATGCATTTTATCTCTATGTTTTGTTCATCCATCAAAAAGAGAAATGTTTATAGATTCTTTAAAAAATAACTGTATGATTGGCGGTGCTTTTGTGATATTAGAAAAAATGAAATCTAAAGGTGGATACTTAGGAACAGCTTTAAATAGAGTCACATGGCGTAACAAGATTGAAAATGGTGAATCTTTAAAAATGGTGATTAATAAAGAGCTTTCTTTAAGTGGTGTTCAGTATCCATTAAGCGAAAAAGAACTTGAAGGATTTGAGTTAATATGGGCTTATGGTGATTTTAGAGCTTATATTTGGCTAAAGGAGTTTTAAAATGGATGAAGAATTAGATTATCATTGTTCTGAATGCGGTGTTCAAATTTCAGAGTGGATGCTTAGAGATGTAGATGGAGTTACAGTTGACACTTGTTTAAATTGTGCTATTAAAACATCATTAATGTCATGCCCTGTTTGCAATAAAAATATAGGAATGACAAATGTAGATCGTGCAAATAGAATACTAGGAGATGGATGGGAAGAAATGTGTGAAGAGTGTGCAACTGAATTTAATAGAAAGAAATAAAATGGAAGATGAATTTATTATTACTTTTTTAAATAATAAAAAGTATAGAATTAAAGATGTTAAAAAAATAGTTAAAGATGAACCAAAAATTAACAAAAAATATATAAGCGAGATAGATGAAAAAATATGTAAGTGGAAAATAAAATGGTGAACATAAAGTTAATAATAAATAATAAAGTTTATTATGCTATGTGTAGTGATGAATCAAATAAACAAAAAATGAAAATGGGTATAACTTGGGCAGATTTACTTCATCATCTTGAATCTGGTCCATTTTTAGAAGAATCTGAAATAAATCAAAATAGCGAAAACAATCACCTAATAGATTTATCTGAAAGCTTAGATGGATTAAAGTTTTTAATTTTTACTTTTAAAAGCAATGGTAAAAAAATGTTTTCTGTTCACTGTAATGAAAAAATTTTGATTAGTAAAAAAATGCCATTTAATAAATGGAGAGCTTATTTAAGTTGTGGACATTCTTTTTTGATGGACTCATCTATAGACAGTCAAAATAAATATAAAAGGGTTTTTTGTTCTAATTGTTTGGAGCATTCTTATGATTAATGGTTATGTAAGAAAAGATAGGCTTTCTAAAATAAAATTAATTTCTGGAGGACTAGTAATGATTTCTTTAGAGCAATTAGAGTATTTGCTTAAAGATCTTACTGGAAAATCATATGATGTTTTTGAAATTTTTACTTTAATTAGAGGTTTTGATGGCGACATAATAAATATGGATATGATGGATACTATGGTTGCTGATTGCATGTACACTTTAAATACAGACGGAACTAATTGTAAACATGTTACTTTATCGCCTGTTGCCGAAGAAAAAGAAACATCTAGAATGATTATGGAAGGTGAGCAAACAATGCAGGAATATTATATTTCTGAAACAAGAAGACTTAAAGTTAATATTTCAAAGAATCTTAGTTTTGTAACCGAAAAATGTAATGAATACAAAAAGGCAATGATAGGTAAAAAAAATGAAAACAGATGATATTATGAAAAGAATTGAGCATGGAAATAGTTTAGCGGACAAACTAGCACATTATCTCAATTTTAGATTTAAGTATGAATTTGAAAAAGCTTCTCTTGAAGAAGATAGAAATCTAATGATTGATTATAAATGTAAGAAAAATAATAAAACTGCACAATTTAAGTGTCGTGAAAATAAATCAGACATTATTTATGAAGTAATGAGATTTTATTCTTTAAATGGACAAGATCATCAAGAAGCACCAGGAAGAGATGTGAGAACAACATCACAACTTTATATATGCTTATCTTCTGATAAAAGAAAAATAATTGTTGCAGAAACTGAAGCTGTTAAAAAAGTTGTAAATAAAGAAATGCAAAAAATAATAATGAATGCTGGAGTAGCAAAACAATATGAAATAGATTGTCAGACAACAAGAAATAAAACAAAAAGATTGTCTACAAGCAAGTCTGGAATTGAAATATGGTTTAAGGTAGACGAAGGAAGAGACTCAAGATATTACAGTAAAGTTTTAGTTTTTATTCCATATTCTGCAATATTTGAATCAATAACAATTGATGTAAGAGAAAATGAAAATATAGAAGATGAAAGGACTTGGAAAAATGAATGATGAAATCATGTTTAATCAAAGAAATCCACATGTTGTAATTGTTGATGAATTTTATAAAGATCCAGATTCAATTGTAGAAACAACAAAAGAATTTGTATTTAAAGAAGAAAATAAATTTTACAAAGGAAAAAGAACAACCCAATGTTTATTTCCTTATGTAAAAGAAGAATTTGAAAGAATACTTAATGTTGAAATAGTTGATTGGTTAAATCAACCTATGAATGGCGTTTTTCAAATAACAGAAGGCAAAGATCCTTTAGTCTATCATAGCGATCAACAAGACTATGCAGCAGCAGTATATTTAACAAAAGATGGACCAACAAATGCTGGAACATCATTTTGGATAGATAAAAAATATGGGTGTAGAAGACCACCAAGTCACCCATTAGAACATAGAGAAGGAATAAGCGATTCAGATATATATACACAACATAATCTTACGCATGAAGATAATTGGGAATTAGTAGATAGAGTTGGTTCTGTGTATAATCGCCTAGTTATTTGGGATGGAAAAATGATTCATTCTGCCACTATGTATGGTGATTTTTCTAGGTTGGTTCAACTATTCTTTTTTAATGTGAAAAAATAATGCCATACTTTTCAATTGTAACACCAACACATAACGCACAATTTCTTGCTAGACTTTCTAGATCTATAGAAAGGCAAACATTTAAAGATTTTGAATGGATAATTGTTCCTAATGGAAATGCCAACATTGATATTGAAACTTTGGCTTTTAAACCAAAAGTTATTTATTCTGGTTATCCAAATTCAAAATTAATTGGTCATTTTAAAAAAAGAGGGTGCTTTGCATCTCAAGGAACTATATTAGTAGAAGTAGATCATGATGATGAACTAACAGAAGATTGCTTGCAAGAATTATATAATGCATTTAATTCAGATGAGACAATTGATTTTGCATATTCAAATTGTGCAGAAATAAATGCTGATGGAGAACCATTTGTTTACTCTAACTATTTTGGCTGGAGAAATAGACCGCTTAAGTATTATGGAAGAGATCTTTTAGAACTAATATCATTCGATCCAAATCCAGCTTCATTTTCTAAGATTTGGTTTGCACCAAATCATGTGAGAGCTTGGAAAAAATCTTTCTATGATAAAATTGGTGGTCATAATGAAACAATGGAAGTTTTAGATGATCACGATATTCTTTGCAGAACATACATACAAGGCAAAGTTAAACATATAGATAAGTGTTTGTATATTTACTATAAGCACAAAGAAAATACCTGTTATGGTGAGAAGAATGCTTTTATTCAAGAAGAGACATTAAACATTCATGATAAGTATATTTATGCATTAGTTGAGAAATGGTGCGACCTTAATAGTTTGCTTAAGATAGACCTTTGTGGAGGTTTTAATTCTCCAAAGGGGTACAAGTCAATAGACATGCAAAACGCAGAAATTATACACGATTTAAACGATCCTTGGCCTTTTAAAGATAGCGAAGTAGGATTGATAAGGGCACATGATGCACTAGAACATTTAAGAGATCCAATTCATGTTATGAGAGAATCTTATAGGTGCTTGTGTCCAATGGGTTGGTTTTTAACTCAAACCCCATCAACAGATGGTAGAGGTGCTTTTCAAGATCCAACACACATATCTTTTTGGAACAGCAATAGCTTTTGGTATTACACTAAAGAAGAACAGGCAAAATATATCGGAACACCAGTAAGATTTCAAGGAAATAGAATTAAGAATTTTTATCCAACTGATTGGCACAAGACACATAATATACTTTATGTAAAAGCTGACCTTGTAAGACTTCCAGATAGAAATTTAAATGTAAGAGTTCCTGGAGAAGTCTCAATATGAAAATAATAATTAAAAACACATCTGGAGATTTTTTTTGCAAACAACCAGAAGTTGGAATTACAAAAAATAAAAAAGATGCCCATATATTTTTTTGTTTAAATGATTATCATGCAAATTTAATTTTAGAAAAAACAAAGCAATTTATTTCAAATGATAATTTAAATCTTGAGATTATTGATAAAACAGAAATTAATTTAAATATAGAGTAAAACATTTATGAAAATTAAAAAGAATAGACAAAAAAAAGCTAGAAGAATTATGCTTCTTGCAGCAATAAGAATGTCTAAAGAAATTGGAATTAAATTTGATAGAATTAATATGGAAGAAACAAGAGATATTTATATGTGCAAGTATGGCGTAGATAGTTTGATTAGGCGATTTGATATAGCGAGTATTGTTGCTTGATTATTTCTTTGGTGTCTTTGTTTTAATTCCAGATTTTTTATATTCATTTCTCATAGATTGTTTGTCATCTATAGCAAACAGTATTTTTTCTTTAATGCTCTGTGCGTGTTTAATTTTTGATTCATTCTGTTCTTTTGAGCTATCTCCCAATCCATTCATCATAAGTTTGTTGTATTTGACTCCAGCTTTTTTAAGTGCTTCTGTTGTGTCTTTCCTATTCGACTCAGGTCTGCCAGTTATAATGTATATTTTGTTTTCTTTTGACAACTCATTAACATAATCAATAACTTTTTTAATTGGGTATATACCATTACGCAATATAGTATTGTCAATATCAACAATTACTACGCTTGAATTAGAAAAATAAGCATGTATATCTTTTATTATATTCACATTAATCTCCTTATTTAATAAGTACACCGTGGTGTATTTTATATTAAAGGGAGCTAAAAATGAAATTAAATATACTTACTGTTTTATTTAGAAAAGAATTTTTAGAAAAACAAATAGAATCAATCCCAAATAGAAATGATATAAATTGGATAATTTGTAAAACTAAATCTTGGGGTGAATTGCCAAAAGAAATAGTTAATAATAATAAAAATTTTTCAACAATTGTTGCTGAAGTTGACTGCGATGAAATAAAAGAAAATTTTGTAGCAAAAATAAATTATGGAATGTCTTTTGTTGAAAACGGGTTTTTTTACTTGTTAGATGACGATAATATTGTTCACAAAAATATGATTTCTTTTTATGATACGCATAAACAATACGATATGATAATTGGAAAACAAATATATAAAAATGGAAATTTGCGTATATATGCACACATACCAAAACAAGACCACATAGATATGGGCAATGTTATATGCACAACAAAAATTTTAAAAGATGTTGATTATTTTAATAATGTTGATAAATCAATGTCATCATATGATGGGCAGTTTTGGATGCAGTGTTATTCAAAATTAAAAAAGGAAAATGTTTTTTTAACAGATGAAACTATATTTTATTATAATGGACTAAGATAATGGCTATAGGTGTTCATAAAATAACAGAAGATTTTGAATTATTGGTTTCTAAGTATACCAATGCTCCTTATTGTGTTGCTATTGATAATTGTAGCAATGCTTTATTTCTTGCTCTTTCATATGAAAACATAAAAGATAAAAAAATAAGTATTCCATCTAGAACTTACCCATCTGTTCCATGTGAAATAATTCATGCTGATGGTAAAGTTGAATTTTATCAAGTTGAAGGAAAAATAAAAGGTGAATATCAACTACTAGGAACAAAAGTATTTGATAGTGCTTTAAGATTTACATCTAATATGTACAGAAAAGGATTTACTCAATGTCTTTCTTTTAGTGGTCCTCACAAGCATTTAAAGCTTGGCAAAGGAGGGATGATATTAACTGACGATATAGAAGCTTATAAATGGTATAAGAAAGCAAGATTTAGCGGAAGAAGCGAATGTAGCTATCACGATGATAATTTTACCATGACAGGTTGGAACTTTTACATGCTTCCAGAAATAGCTGCTAAAGGAATAGGTCTTATGGCAGGAATAAAAGATCATAATGAAGATTTAGAATTATTGTATCCTGATTTAAGTAATTTTAAAGTATATAAAAAATAATTATGTTTTTAAATAAAAACCAATTGGTTAAAATAAAATTTAAAAGCATTGGGAAAAATGTATTTATTTCCAATAAATGTTCTATATATTCTCCACATTTAATTGAAATTGGAGATAATGTAAGAATAGATGATTTTAGTATTTTGTCACCAGGAAGCAGCTTGAAAATTGGAAACTATGTACACATAGGATGCTATAGTTCTTTAATTGGAAAAGGTGAATTTATATTAGAAGATTTTGTGGGTATTTCTGGAAGAGTATCTTTGTATAGTAGTTCTGATGATTATACTGGAATGTCAATGACAAATGTAATGATTCCAAACGATTTTAAAAAAGTTTTAAGTGGAAAAATTCATATTAAAAAACATTCTATTATAGGAACTGGTTCAATATTATTGCCAAATATAACAATAGAAATGGGTTGTTCAATTTATGCACAAACACTTATACAATATGATTGTGAAGAATTTGGTGTTTATAGTGGAAATCCATCAAAGCTAATAGGAAAAAGATTAAAGGAGTTTTTAAAATATGAAAAAAGATTTATTGAAAATAATAAATGAAGTATTAAAAGAAAAAGAAATTAAACTATTAGAAATTTATCCAGAAATGAGTTTGAGAAATGATATTGGTTTTGATTCTCTCAATTTAGCATACTTAACTGTTTTAATTGAAGATAAATATGGAATTGACATTTTTGAAAATGGTGTGATTGATACTATATCTGATATATTAAAAAAAATAAATGAATAACTTTATATTAAACAATACTGATTCAATCATTGACTATGAAATACTAGGGTTTATTGAAAAAATAAAAAATAAAGAAGACATTATTTTTACAACTTCTGGAACAACAGGAGAACCAAAAAAAATAATTCATAGCTATAAAACATTAGTTAAAAACATAAAAATTAAAGATGAATTAAAAAATAGCGTTTGGGCATTGACATATGACTATACAAAAATGGCTGGATCACAAGTTATATTGCAGTCTTATTTAAACAAAGCAAAAATTGTTAACTTATTTAAAAAATCTTATGCAGAAACAATAAGTTTAATAAAAAAATATAATGTAACACACATATCTGCTACTCCTACTTTTTATAGATTATTAACAAATAACATTTTTAAAAAAATAAAACAAGCAACAATAGGTGGTGAACCAGTAGATATTAATTTAATTAGTTATTTAAAAAAAATATTTCCTAATGCAAAAATAACAAACATATACGCATCAACAGAGTTTGGAACATTGTTTAGTTCAAATGATTATTGTTTTACAATATCAGAAAAAAATGAGTCGTTTGTTAAAATAATAAAAGAAACAATTTTTATAAAAAACAATGATAAATGGTTTAATACAGAAGATAAAATTGAATGGGTAGAATCAAATAAGTTTAAAATAATTGGAAGAGATTCAAATATGATAAATGTAGGTGGAGTAAAAGTAAATCCAATAAAAATAGAATCTGCAATAAATAATTTACATTATGTTTTAAGCTCTTATGTTTATGGAAAAAGTAATTCAATAATGGGAACAATAGTAGTTGCAGATATTATTGTTAAAAAAAATGTAGATAAAAATATAATAAAAAAAGACTTAGAAAAAACTTTAAATAGATATGAAATTCCTTTAAAAATAAATATAGTTGATAATATACATTTAACCTCTACTGGCAAGATAATAAGAAAATGAAAACAATTTTAGTTAGTGGAATATCGAAAGGATTAGGTTTAGTTTTATTGAAATCATTGTTATTGGATAACAATATTGTTTATGGAATAAGCAGAACTACTAATGATGAAATAGATGAATTAAAAAAAATATATCATAATAATTTTATTCATTTAATGCATGATTTAAGTTTATCTGAGTGTGTTGCAAAATTATCAACTCATATATTAAAAAATAAAATAAAATTTGATTGTTTTATTAACAATGCAGCGTTTGCATACGATGATATTATAACTAATGCAAGTTTAAGTAAATTAGAATACATGTTTAAAATAAATGTATTAAATCCAATTATGATTACAAAAATAATGCTTAGAAATTTTATTCTTAATAAAACAAAAGGAAACATAGTTCATATTTCAAGTATAAGTGTTCACACAGGATATAAAGGACTGTCAATGTATGCAGCAACAAAAGGTGCTATCGAAGCATTTTCAAAAAATACAGCAAGAGAATGGGGAGAAATTGGAATTAGATCAAATTGTATTGTTGCTGGATTTATGGAAACAGAAATGAATAATAAATTAACTATTGATAAAAAAGAAAGAATATACAATAGAACATGTTTAAAAAAACAAACAAATAAAAATTCAGTAGTTGATACTATTAAATTTTTAATTTCTAAAAATGCAAATTCAATTACTGGTCAAAATTTTTTTGTGGATTGTGGAACAATTTAAAAGGATTATACATGATACATGTTTACGGATTATGTTATAGAATACTAGACTATGCTAAAAAAACAGTTGATAGTTTAAGAGAAACTGCTTCTGAAGATTTTAATTTAACATGTGTTGAAGGAAGATCATGCAACTCAGAATCTTTTTTAAGTTGGGGTAAACAATGTTTGGAAAATAAAAAAATTCAAAGATTTATAACATCAAGCACAAATTGTCGTGGGTATGGATTAAGTTGGGCTATTAAAAATTTTAAACCAGATGATTCAGAAGATTTTTTTATATTAACGGATTTAGATGTTTTAGTTCCAAAAAATATAGATTGGATAAAAGAAGTAAGGGAAACAATGAAAAACAATGTTATATCTGGATTTACTTTAAATAACAAGAATTATGTTTATCCAAATTCTAAATGGAACGAAAACGAAAACATTTCAAAAAAATTATTTAGCTTAATAATTATGTCTGTTAAAACAAAAGAATACTTTAAAGTTTATGAAAAAAAATTAGTTAATTTAATAGATTCAGATATTATTTCAAATATGTCTAATTATGGAAAAAGAGATTTAATTGATTCTAAGTTATATCATCTTGGATGGGATGCATGGAAAGACGATAAGGAATATTGGGAAAATAAAAAAAATAAAAATAACTGGAACTTAAAAAAAGACTATGATGATACAGATGAAGAGCCAATATTTAAGGTATACACAAATGACAACTAAAGAATCGTTGGATCTTGTAAAAAAAATAACTCAAAAAATACCAAGCTTTCATCATCACTACCATGTTCTTTATGACATATCAAATCTTATTAAAAAAGAAAATATTAATTATGTTGAAATAGGTGCGTATGCTGGAGCATCAGCAGCATTAATGCTTCATAATCCAAAAGTAAATGTTATTTCTATAGACATTGGAGATCCAATAAGACAAGAAGATGTACACAACAACATTTCTATTTTTTTTGATTGTAATAATAAAAAAAGATTTGATTATATAGAAGGAAGTTCTCATGCAGAAGAAACAAAAATTGAACTTTTAAATAAAATTAAAGAAATAGATATTCTTTTTATTGATGGAGATCACCCTTATAATTCAGTTATAAAAGATTTTGAAATTTATTCTTGTTTAGTAAATAAAAATGGGTATATAGTTTTTGATGATTATCATTGCAATACATGCACTGAAGTAAAACCAGCCGTAAATTTTATAGTTTCAAATTTAAAAAAAGATGAATTTGAAGTTATAGGTAGTTTGCCAAACACATTTAATGCTTTTCCAGAAAGTTTTAAATCAAGCAATTGTTTTGTGTTAAGAAAAAAATAATTGATCTAGGAAATTAATGGGGAAATAATGCAATATCTCTATGAGATTTGGTTAAAGATACATGATGAAAAAAGCAAATATAAAGCATCTATAAATCTTAATGGAAGTTGTTGTATAGCTTTATGTGCTTCTTCAAATAAAGAAGCTATTGAAATTTTAGAAAACACATTTCTTTGTTGCGATACAAGACCTATTAAAAATAAAAGAAAAATAAAAGATTCGAGGTTGAAAGATGGTTGTTCTAAGTATATATTTCTCTTGCGTAAAGAAAGTATGAATAGCTATAAACGAGATTGTGGTCATAAGTAACTGGGTTATCAAATTCAATAACGGTTCTTTCCCAGTTCTTTCCCCGAAGCAACCACAACACCAGAACACAGGTTCAAAGACTGCCATAGAGTAGCCAAACTCTTAACAGGTGGCACGAAAAGTTTAATTAAGAATCAACACTAAGATCGGAGTGACCCCTTCTCCGCTTAGACCTGATAGAGCAAAGCACAAAAATTCTTAATTGATGTCTTGTTTGGTAGAGTTTATAGCACACCGAAGGTAAACAAAGAACTCTGATGCTATGCTATCAGGGTAAAGAAGGGGTATTTGTAATGAGATTTAAAGCCGATATTGACCTTAAAAAATGGGGCAGTGAGGAAACAATCAAAGACCCATTAAGAGAAATAATTTTGAAAATATTAAAAATGGATATTTTAAAAAAAACAAGCTGGCACTACCATTCTCAAAAAGAGTCTTATTTTTATATATTTTCTGGAGAGGTATCAATACACATATCTGATGGCGATGACTTAAATTTGGCTCATATAGAGCTTCTAAAGCAAGGTGATTGTTTTTTTGTAGGTGCTAATAAAAGACACATGATAACAGCTATGAAAGAAAGTGTATTACTTGAATCATCAAATTACGATGATCCAGTAGACAAAACTATAGTTCATTACTAGCAATATCACAAAAAATTTGAATAACATTCTTTTCTATAAATCCACATGCGTTTAAACAATTTAAATTTTTACCAATCATCAATGTTATTTCTATAAACTCAGACTCAGATATATAACCAATACAATAAGATTTTAATATTATTTTTTTAAAAAGTAAAAAGTCTTCTTTTGAAAAAATTACTGTATTAGAGTTGAGCAAATCAATTTTGTCTTTAAAATAAATCTTGAGTTTTCTTTTGCTTTCGCTTATTCTGTTTTTCATGTTTCTATCTTATGAGGTATGTTATGTCAAAAAAAACTAAGATTGATCCTACAATAAAACTTTTAATAAAAAGAAATCTTATAGAGGTTGTTGATATAGATAAAGCTTCTAGCTATATAAATGACCCCGATTTTGGATTAATCGAAAACGAATCTTCTTGGGATTCATCTTCTTTTACAAGTTTTGTCAGAAAAAAGAACACATTCTCGTATGTTATTTATGAAAAAACTAAAATTGTTGGTTTTTTATTGATCGAATCTGATCCAGATAGCACAAAAATTGAAAAACTAACGGTTCATCCTAAATATAGAAGAATGACTTTTGGTTCATTGCTATTAAATCACTTAATACAAAAGGCATTTAGTTCAAAAATAGTTGTTTATTGCAAAGAAAACGATAGTGACAGTATAGCTTTTTATAAAAACAAAAAATTTAAATCAAATCTTGTTAAGTCTCACTTTGGGAAAGATATAGATGCTGTAAGGTTTTCACTGGAGATAAAATGAAAGATAAAAATAAGCAATCTGTTAGTTGTCTTGGTTTTTGTGGTAAAAATTTTATGAGTATAGATCCTAAAACAAATAGAATTTGTAAAAAATGCAAAGAAAAGATGTATAATAAAAAGAACGAAATGGGCAAAAATTACTTTAATGAAAAAAAAACAGAGATAAATGAATAAACCAAAAGTTGCACTTATAACACCATCATTAGGTATGGGTGGTGCAGAAAGATGGATAGTTACTCTTGCAAAATTCTTCAAAAGATTAGAACCTTATTTAATTTTAAATTTAAGTGGTCAAAGCGATTCAATTTTATTAGAAGAAGTTCCAAGCAAAACAAAAATTATATCTGGTCTTTATTTAAGTTCAGATAAAATCATAAATATTTTAAGCGAAGCAGATGCAATTATTTCTTGGTGTTTTAATTTAGACTTAAGATTAAAGGATAAATTAAAATGTCCAACAATAGATGTTTCTCATAGTGACCCAACATGGGAAAACCACAAATCTTTGATTGATTACACATCAAAAAATTCAAAGTATCATGTTGGAGTAAGTAGGGTTGCTGCTTCAGCATATAAAAATAACAATTCAGATGTAATTTATAACGGAATAGATACAAAAAGACTTAAGGAAGTAAGAGGAAGAATTAAACAAAGAGAAGAATGGGATTGTGAAAATAACAAAGTAGTTATTTTTTTAAGCAGATTGTCAGAAGAAAAAAATCCTAAAATATTGCTAGATTGTTCTGATTTGTTTGATGAAAGTTGGAAGTTTTTATTTGTTAATACTGGCTCTATAAAAAATTATTTTAATTCAATTAAAAAAAACAATATCAAAATTATAGAAAAAACAAAATATGTTGGAGATTATTATTCTGGTGCAGATGTAGTAGTTCTTCCTTCAGACATAGAAGGAATGCCATTAGTTTTATTAGAGTCTTGGTTTTGTGGTGTTCCTGTTGTAACGACTAGGTATGATTCTTATGTTGAATTAGAAAATATGCATGGGGAATTATGTTTGTCAACAGAAGTAAGACCAACAGCACTTGAATTTTCAAATAAAATAAACCAAGCTTTTTATGAGGGCAGATGTTCTAAAAGAGTTATTCTTGCCAAAGATGTTGTGGAAAAAAATTATACTCATGAAACAATGATTAAAAATTGGGAAGATTATGTGTTTTTAAAAATGAAAGAATGTAATGATACGCAATAACAAAAAAAAATGGATATATATAGGACCACCAAAAACTGGAAGCACAGCAGTATCTTATATACTGACAGATGGAAAATACAAAAAAAATTATATTGCCGAAAGTTTAAGTATTAATTTTGAAGGAAAAGAAATAAATGGTCAACATACACCTTGGCCTCCTAAAAAATTAAAAACTAAATACAACAATCATACAGTTTTTATAAGTGTAAGAAATCCTTTTTCTAGAATAGTTTCCCTTTATAATCATTGGAAAAATGGAAAAAATTATGGTCGTGAATTATTATCAAAAGATAAAACGCTTGAAGAATTTATATATCTTGTTTTAAAAAAATCTCTTTCTAATAATGGATTTTTTCACACCACAATAACAGATTGGGTTTATAGATATGATTATTTTATAAAACAAGAAAATTTATACAATGATTTAAAAATGCTGAATATTCACTCTAATGATTTTATTATTCCTTTAATAAACGGAAAAATAAATTCGACAGATTACTGGAAAGAAGTACATAATAAAAAAACAATTGAGATGACAATTGAATGGGCAGAAAAAGATTTTTGTAATTTTGGATACAGTAAGGACATTAATGCTTAATTATTTTTTTGGATTTTTTGGTTCTGATCGTTCTGGTAAATGGTGGACTCTTCGTTGTCAGCACATTAAAGATAATCCATCATGCATAGGTTGTGGCACAAAAAAAGATGTACAAGTTCATCATAAAATACCAGTTAGTGTTGATGTATCTAAAGAGTTGTGCAGAGATAACTTATGTACTCTTTGCAAATATTGCCATTTTGTTTTTGGGCATTTGCACAATTACAAAAATTATAATCCAGAAGTAATTAGGGATTGCCAAGAGCATTACAAAAGAGTAAAACAATTTAAAGTTAAAACTTTTCAACGACCTATTTCTTTATGGAGGACTATTATGACTAAGTTTTTTGGTTCTATTGCTTTGGTTTTTTTGGGCTATTCAATTTATGTTAGCCATATGTATGTAGTAGAAACTAACAAAAATACAACAATTAAAGAGCTTTTTGCTGCTGAAAATAGAATCTTGAAAGATGAAATTTACGCAGAGCGAAGCAAGCCAACTTATGAAAATGGCTATAGAGATGCTATTTTAAGGGCTGGTTCACCAAGTGGTTCTGGTGCATATCGTGATGGTTGGGAATCTTGTGCAAAGCTTTATACAGATGGCTCATGGACAAGCGGATATCATACAGCACTAGAACAATTCGGGTGGAAGAATGAGTCTACAGCATTCAAAACCAATAAACCTCAAAGCGTATCTATGAAATAATTTTTTGTCTTTTTGCCCTCATACTGTGTATTAGTATGGGGGCAACATGAAAAAAAAGTCACATAACAATACGACAGTTGGAAAAATATCTGGAAGATATTGGTGTTCTTTAATAAAGAATGCAAAAAGAAGAAATATAAAAATAACAGTAACAATGCAAGATGCTTGGGAAATTTTTTTAAAACAAAATAAAAAATGTTTTTATACTGGATTAAAAATAACGCATACAAAATATTTAAAAAGAATTAATAATAAAAATGTATACTCTTTAGGGACCGCTTCAATAGATAGAAAAAATAGCGAACTTGGATATACCAAAGAAAATATACAATGGGTTCATAAAGATGTTAACTACATGAAAATGAATTTAAACGAAAAATATTTTATAAAACTTTGTAAGCTTATATCTAAAAGATTCTAATAGAAGAGTACTTAAATGAAAATAATTCTAAACAATAATGATTTGTTGAAAAAAAAATGTTTAAATGTAGATTTAAAAACAGGATTTAAAGTTGCCAAAAGAATGGGTATGTTTTTAAACACATTAAAGAAAAAAACAAATAATAAAATAGTTGGTTTGGCAGCAAATCAAATTGGCATAAATGCATGTGTATGTATAGCGTTAAAAAACAGTAAGCCTTTTGTTTTAATAAATCCAAAAATAATTTCTTTTTCTAATGTAAGAATTAGAAATAAAGAGCAGTGTTTAAGTTATCCAGATGTAGAGCTAGATGTATACAGACATATGTGGATTGAAGTTTCTTGTTCTAATCATAAAGAAACAATTTTCTTTGGAAATGTTTCACTTGAAAGTGATACTATTAAAAATCTTGAGAGTGCTGTTGCTCAACATGAAATATGTCATTTAAACGGATTGACTTTTCATGATTTTCAATGGAACAATGCCCCAACACCAACGGAGTGGAACTAATATGCAGACTCATTATATTAAAAATAAAATGTCTTCAAGTGACAAGTTTTCCACAGAACTTGAAAGCATAATATACAATATTGTTCCAATTGATTATTTGGTTTCAGAAGAGATTCTTATAAAACAAATAACAACAGAAGCATCTAAAGAATTTTCTAGCAGAAGATACTTGTCTAAAGAGATAAGAGACACGCTTGCAAATATGATAAAAAATCATCATATAAAAGAAATATATGGATCAAAAATTGTAAAAGCTATTTTTTAAAAAAATAATGTCAAAGATTAAAAATAAAATATTTATTGATGTTTTTATAATTATACTGTCATTTATTGCATTATATTTAATATTAGGTCTATTTCTTTCTGATTTAATTCATAAAGACGATTGTAAGTGTATTGGTGTCTTAAAGTAAGGGGTATTTATTTATAGGCAAATTTCTCTAAGGAGGGGAACCCTATGAACAGATACTTTGAAGTTTGGGGCGTTCCACCCAATCAAAAGAATAGGATAAAAATTGCAGAATATGAAGAAATATATTGGCAAAGAGCAGAAAAAAAAAGTGCAAGATTAGAAGAAATTGGATATGAAAAAATTGTTATTTATGAAAAAACAAGAAATGATAGTGTTGATAAAGGAAGCTTGTTGTTGTAATATTTTAAAAGAGGATTTATTAAAAAGGAAGCAATGTCAATGAACATAAATTATTTAGCACCAATCAATAAACTTGGTTATGGGGTTGTTGGAACAAACATATACAATGAACTTATTAAAAAAAATAATGTTTCATTGTTTCCAATTGGCCCAATAGAATGCGATGATGAAAATTCAGAAAAAATAAGGTCTGGATTAATTAATTCTTCGTCTTTTGATTATGATGCACCAAGCTTTAGAATTTGGCATCAATGGGATATGGCTTTAAATGTAGGAAAAGGTAAAAAGTTTGGCCTTACATTTTTTGAAATGGATAGATTAAAAGAAAAAGAAATTCACAACTTAAATTTTTTAGATAAAATATTTGTTTGTTCTGATTGGTCAAAAAAAATAATTGTGGATAGTGGAATAAGTGCCGATAAGGTTAAAGTTATAAATCTTGGTGTAGACAACTCTATTTTTGATGAAAAAGAAATCGTTCCTTCTAAAACAACATATTTGTTAAATGTTGGAAAATGGGAAATAAGAAAGGGTCATGATCTAATAATAGATATTCTTCTTAAAGCATTTACTCCAGAAGATGATTTTAAATTAATAATGTGTTGTTCAAATCCTTTTTTAACTCAAGAAGAACAAAATCAATGGATTTCATTTTACGAAAAAAGTCCATTTTTTGATAAAATAATTGTTTTAAAGAATAGACTTGAAACACAAAAAGAAGTTTTTGATATTATGAAAAAAAGTGACATAGGTATTTTTCCATATAGATCTGAGGCTTGGAATTTAGAGTTAGCTGAAATGCTTGCTCTTGGAAAAAACTGTATAGCAACAAATTATTCTGGACCTACTCAATATGCTTTAGAATCAGGTTGCGAATTAATAGATCCAGATGGGATTGAATTAGCAAACGATGGCAAATGGTTTGATGGTAGTGGCAATTGGGCAAAATTAAATGAGTCTTATGTTGAAAGATTTGCCAATAAACTTAAGTTGTTACATCAAAAAAAACAGTCTGGAGAATTGATTAAAAATACTAAAGGTATAGAGTTTTTTAAAAAACATACATGGGAATCTATTGCCTCATATATATCTGAGGAAATTAAATAATGAAAACAAAAATATCTTTTCTTGTTTGTTCAAAAAATATAGACGGCATTCCTGCTATAGCAATAGATAAAGTTGAAGATCGCTTTTATATACCAACATTTGAAATTACGCAAGAAGATGTAAACATAGATTCTTTTATATGCGAAAAGTTTAATTTTTTAACTGGTGGCAACGCAAGCTACAAAAAAAACATTGGCGATACTAACATATATATATGCGGAACTATTGTTGATGGCGATTATTTTTCTATTGTATTTGGTTGCTATATACCAAGAATATTTGAACATAAAAATATTCATTGGGAATCAATGTCTATACTTGTAGAAGAAGATTTTTTTGACCAAGAATACAAAGAACAAATTATTTCATGCTTTAATTATTTTTCAAGATAGGTATAAATGAATATCAAAATATCCATAGAAGTAATTGACAACGAAATATCTTCTTATGTAGATATACCAAAAGAACTTAGTCAAGAACAACAACATGCATTTGCTTTAAAGTTTGCTTCTACTGTTTTTATGTTGCAAACAGGTGAAATATTACCATCTATTTTTCAGTCTGTGGTAAGTTCTGGAATTTTAACTAATCAAAAACTTTTTTCAGAACTTATTATTAGAAAAATATTAGATGGTTTTAATATTGATGCAGATAATATGCCAATGATTAATCCTAGTGATGCTTTTTTGTTTAGGGAAAAACAATGATTGAATCTAGAGTAATAGCCGATTCTATTAGTGATTCTGGCAAAAGAATAACTACCTTTATTTGCACTTTTCCAAGGTTTATTCTTGCAGAATTTAACACACACAGAATGCTTTCAAGAAACGCAGCAAGTTCTAGAGCTATGCCCATTAAAAAGTTTATAGAACAAGTTGCTAATTTTCCAGTAATGCCTGTCTATTGGGGAAAAGATCAGTCTGGAATGCAAGCTTGGTCTGAACTATCACCTTCTGATATACCTGTTGCAGAAACTATATGGTTACAAGCAAGAGATGCAATGATTCATTGTGCTCAAGAAATGAGATCTCTTGGAGTTCATAAACAAATTGTAAACAGACTTCTTGAACCTTGGTTTAATGTTACCGTTATAGTAACAGCAACAGAGCTAGACAATTTTTTTAAGCTTAGATGTCATAAGGATGCACAACCAGAAATAAATTCTTTAGCACTTAGAATGAAAGAAGCTTTAGATGAATCAAATCCTAAAAAAATCAATTTCGGAGATTGGCACATTCCTTTTGGCGATAAATACATAGAAGAAAAACTTAAGATTAAAGATAAGATTAAAATTGCTGTAGCTAGATGTGCAAGAGTTAGCTATTTAAATTTTGAAGGAAATATTGATCATGAAAAAGATTATGACTTACACGACAAACTTGCAGAGCAGGGTCATTGGAGTCCTTTTGAACATTGTGCTTCTCCGCTTCATGATCCAAAAGAATCATCTGGAAACTTTGTTGGATGGCATCAATACAGAAAGTCTTTTCAACAATGACAAAAAAAATATGTTGGCTTAAATGGGAAGATCCTTTTGACCCAAAAGAAAAAGACTCTAATCTTGAAATACAATCTCAAAAAGATGGTTTCATAGAAAGTCAAGACGATGAAATAGATAGGCATTTAAGAGTTATAGTTGGACCTTATGGCACAATACCAATAAATGAAAATTCAATAACAGGCAAGCTTTATAAAATGTGGGTTGGTCATTGCAATTTTGATATAACAAAAGACATATCAAATACAATAGAAAAAGTCCAAGGGGTTGAAATACTTAGAGTTTGGACAAGATATAGATTTTGGATAGGAGTAGGCAATTTATTTGACGATAATGTTGTTCATCAAGAAATAGAGTCTTCTATTTTTCCTAAAAAAATAAATGAAAGCGTTTCTATAAATGCATTATCAAAAGTTTTGTCTAAAAAATATAAGTTTTGGATAATATATTCTTTGCACAATGAAGAAATAAAAACTTTGGGCGGTGAAAGTAAAGATGCTATATTAAATACAATAAAAGAAATAAAAGACATATTGATTATTTCTTGTAGTTGGGAAAAATAATGCCTAAAAAAATGCAAGTTAAAAAAGAAATAACAGATTTAGATTTCAGCAACGCAGTTAAAAATCAAGATAATATAAAAATAATTAAAAAAGCTACACTTTCTTATCACAAAATAATAGATCAAGACGAATTAAATTCTTGTGGATTAGAAGCACTTTGGAAGTCTTTGCAGTGTCATAATGAAAAATACAATCAAAAATTTACAACTACTTTGTATAGATTTGTTGATTGGGAGTGTAAAAGAAGGCTAAGAAGAAAAAAGTCTTTAAAAAATAGTTTTTCTCATTTATTATCTAACGATTTTTCAAATCTTCTAATTAAGCAAAATGATCTTTCTTCTTACATAAATGAAAAAATAAGTTTGCTTGACAAAGATTTTAGTATATTATTAAGACAAAGGTTTTTTGATGGTTTTTCAGTAAAAGAAATTGGGGAAATAAACAATTGTACCCCAAGCATAATTAGGTATAAACTTTTAAAAGCTATTAAAAAACTTAAGTCTATTTGTTCAGATATTTAAAAACAGGAGATTGATATGAGCGATGTAAGAACTGCTGTAAGTCCAGAACAAGTTCAAAAAACAATGGGTATTGTTATTTCAACTTTGAAATTTGTTTCGACAATTATTCCAGGCGAAGCAGATGATAAAATTGTTGCTGTTATTTCTGCATTAGCACAAGAACCTTGGGTTATTCCAGCGGTTACATTTTTAATTAATAAATTCGACAACACAAAACCAATTACTTCTGAAGATTTTTTACTCGCTATAAAAGTAGCAAAAAATGAGGCTTAATCATGTTTAAAAAAGCACTGTTCTTTTTTTTAGTATTTTGCAATCTTACCTTTGCAGAAAACTTTATTGTTCCAGAACAAAAAATTGTTGGAGCAGAACTTCCAATTCCGTTGGGTGAGCTTGTAGATTTATCTATAAGTCCAATTCAATCTGCTCCAAAGTTTTTAGTTTCAACCACATATGCATGGAAAGTTTTTGATGGCTACACAGAGAAACGAATCCGCAACTATGAGAATGGCGTTTTCTTTGGTTCTGGCATACAAGCAAAAAAGCTTAAGGTCATTGTTTCTGTAACTCATTTATACATAGTTAAAGATAATGAAAAGCTTTTAGAAGCAGCTATTAGAACCAATTTTATTTCAACAGATGTTTTTATTGGTGAAGAAGAACCTAGTACTCCAATAGAACCAGAAGTTGAACCAGAATTTGGAGAATCAAAATATCAACTTTCTAAGTTTGTTTATGATGGCGTTAAGAATATTAAGCTATCAAAATCAGATAGGACAAAACAATGTGCTGCTATTGCAACATCTTTTGATGGTATTGCTGCTGCTATTGCTGCTGGAACAATAGCAACACTTGAAGACATACTAAAGAAAACAGCAGAATCAAATAAATTTGCACTAACCAAATCTGGTGGAGATAGAACAAAATGGGAATCTTTATTTACAGAAATACAAGAAAAACTTTTTGATCTATATAAAACCAACAAAATGCAAACTAAAGAAGATTTTGCTATTGCGTGGAGAGAAATATCTTCTGGACTTAAGTTAATAAAATAGGTGAAACATGTCTGAACTATCAAGACTTAATGGTTGGGCAGGAAAAGACAATCCTTCGCTTGTTGAAAGTGAATTTAATTTAATTAAAGATGACGGATCATTTAAAGACTTTAATGTTTATGGTAAAAGCCAAGACACTAAGGGTAAAAAAATGATGTTGTACGATGTTGTTCGTAAAGTTCTTGGTAAGGATACTGAGAATTATCCACAGGAGATCGGGGATTGTGTAAGTTTTGGTGCTAAGAATGCAATTGAATATTTAATGGCTACTGAAAAGCTTATGAAGGGCGATCACGAAAAATTTGAACCTATATTTCCTCCGTATCTTTATGGTATAGGAAGAGTTTTAGTTGGTCGTGGACAACTTAATGGTGAAGATGGTTCTTTAGGAAGTTGGATGGCAGATGCTGTTATTAAATATGGGGTTTTGCGTAGTAATTTTAATGGTGTTCCTAAGTATGCAGGAAGCGTAGCTAAAAAATGGGGCAATACTCCCGGACCAGATAAAAAGTTTATTGAAGAAGGAACTAGTCATCCAGTAAAATCTGCTGCTCAAATTAAAACTTGGGATCAATTAGTAGAGTCTATTGTGAATGGTTATCCTTGCACAACCGCTAGTGATGTTGGTTATACGATGACACCAGCAAACGATGGCTTTCATCGTCAAACAGATAATTGGGGTCACCAGATGTGCTTTATAGGCGTTGATGATAGGGCAGATGACCCATATGCCATTATTGTTAACAGTTGGGGTGATGCTCATGGCCAGCTTAAAGACTTTAATACTGGCGAATCCCTTCCTATTGGCACTCTTAGAGTTAGAAAGAAAGATGCTGAAAAACATCTTAGGGCTGGTGAAACTTTTGCATACAGCAATTTTGATGGATTTCAAGAACAGTTGATAGACAAAAAATTATTCATGCTTATATAGGATTTAAAAATGTCTAAAAAAAAAGATGATGAACATTTAAAACAACAAATAGATTACAATGAATTTTTAAATTCAATTAAAGATTTAATCTTAAGCACTAATGCTTATAAAAATCAAAAATTAAAACAATTTTCTATAGCAAAAGCATCTTATGATGCTCCACAATCAGCAAGAAATAATGCAAAAAAAGTTTTAGCTTGGAAAGAAAAATATGGAAAAGAATGCAAAGGAATGACTGCTGTTGGTTGGGCTAGAGCAAGAGACTTAGCTGGAAATGCTATGTTGTCTGCTGACACAGTAAAAAGAATGGCTCAATTTAATAGACACGGATCTAATTATGAAAAAGCTAAATCCAAACCAGAATATAAAACTAAACCTTGGAGCATTCCAGCAGTTGTTGCATGGTTAGGTTGGGGTGGAACATCTGGTATTGAATGGGCGATAAGAACAAGTCAATCAATTCTAAAAAAGAAAAAATAATTATGTTAAACCTAGTTATTTTTTTATTGTTTAGTCAAAACATAAATAAAGAACAGTTTATATTAATAGAAAAAGATTCTATTTCATTTTCTAAATTAATAAATGAAGTTAAAAAGAATACAAAACAAGAAGAATGTTTTACTTGACGGAGAAAAAAATAATGCGGTCGCATAAAAAAATACAAGAAATATTAGAAAAATCAGATACAATTAAAAAATACGATGCTATTGGTATTATAACAATAATAACAATTGTTAGTCTTGTTTTTCAAGGTATAAAACTAATACAATATTGCAAATCTTCTAAGGTTACAGCATTAATAATAAAAAAGGGTGGACCAATTGTAAGAATGTTTATTAGAAAAAACTTGTATAATAAAATAATTGAAGCAAATGTTCCAGAGAATGATGCTAAAATAATTTCTAATACAATAGTTGATCTTATACAATCTTTATCTATAAGTGAAATAACTAGTCTTTTAGAATTAGTTTTTAATGAATAATTAAATGTTTTTTTCTTTTAATTCTTTAAGTTTTTTTAAGTGACCGTTAGAGTATAATGCCTCTGTAAAATTTTCACCTATATTTTCTAAATAATATATTTCTTCTTCGCTAATGTTGTTAAAGTCTATATACCAAGGAATATGTCTACAAGCAAAATTTCCAGACAATCTCATGCTTTCATATCTATATCTTTTTATTTTTTGATCCATCGTAAATGTCATATCTGTAATTGCTCTATAAACATTTTCTTCTTCTGTTGGATACCAACATATGCTTTGATGATCAAATACTGTTGCTTTGTATGGATAATGATCTGGAATGTCATCCATTCTTAATGCCAGAGAAGCTTTTCTATCATATTTATTTATGCATTCTTTCATAATTTCTTGCCAATTGTATGGCATATTAGGATTTAGTTCAAGATCTGCATCAGAGTAAATGTAATATTCACAATCTCTAATTTTATAAATATCAGAACCAAAAAACACCCAAGGACCATGATTGGCATGTAATCTTAAAATTTTTATATCGTTTTCAATTTCTTTATACCAATCAAGAAGAGGAACATATGTAGATTTGTTATCTATAATTGTTATGTCTGAATTGCCATTTAATCTAAATAAATCTTCTACCATTTTCTTACATGTGGTTAACCTGTTTATATTTGTTAAAAATATAGGATAATTTACCATTATTATTCTCCAACTATTTTAAATTCTCCATTAACTATATCGTACACCTTATCTTTATGAATAAGCATTTTATATACAATTTGAGTTATGTCTAATTTTGTATTTCTAGTTTCTCCAATTCCACCTTTGTCACTAATTAAAAATTTAAATTGTTCTGTTAATACTGTTTTTTCTGGTGGATTAAAATGAAAGTAAGCATTAATGTAACTCTCATCATTTACTGGTGGCTCATAATTAATCTTTTTATCTTCTATTTGATATCCTCTTAAAACTTTGCAAAAATCTATAACCTTTTCTTTTTTTCCACCAAAAAAAGCACCATAATAATAAGTGTATTTTAATTTACTGTCTAAAGGAACATAAGATTTTCCAGTTTTATTTCTATCAAAACCTTTTCCATTAGATAACCAAGAACGATTCCCATAATGTTCTCCACCAACAAGATCTCCCAAAAACCATGACTCATCAAAGTTTTTATCTATATTTGTATCTGCATCAAAATAATAAATATAATCACAATTTTCTTTTTCAAGCTTTATTATATTTTTAAATTTTGAATTTGTTCCTTCATGCCAATGACTATGATTTTCTTTTATGTAAACAACATTTGCATTTGGCAAATAATTTATTGGACTTAAGTCAGAAAACAAATAAAACTTTATATTAAATTCTCCTTTATAATAATGATTAAATTTTTTAACAAATCTTAGTCCAAGAGCAAAATATGAATTTGTGCAGACAATAACAATCGCTATTGTTTTTAATGAAAAACATTCATTTTCTGGAATTACTATTTCTTTTGTGTCACTGTATATTATTAATTTTTTAATTTCATTGGGTTTTGTGTCGCCAAAAACATCGTTTGATGCTTTTACAAAACCAAAATTTTGAATTTCATATTTTAATATTTCTGTTACATCTACATCTCCATATGTTGCTTTTTTAATGTTCATATTTTCCTTTAATTAAAACTGTTTGTGTGTATAATACATATATTAAAATGTTAAGGAGTAAATAACAATGTTTGAATTGCCTAATGTTAGTTGTTTTTGTCCAACATACGGAAGAACTAAACTTCTTATGGAGTCTGTCAATTGTTTTTTAAATCAAGACTACAAAGGAAAAAAGGAATTAATTATATTAAATGATTTTGATCAACAAGAACTTATTTTCAATCATCCAGAAGTTAGAGTAATTAATTCAAAAAAAATAAAAAAATTAAGTGATAAATTTAATGAGTGCATTTCTTATTGTTCTGGAGATTATATATTTGTTTGGGAAGATGATGATATTTTTTTACCTTGGAGAATATCTTTTTCAATAAATAATTTAGATGAAAACGGTTGTTTTCATACAAGACAAGCATTTAAAGAAATTGGTCATAAAAAAATTGTTTTTTCTGATAACTTACATCATTCTGCATTATGTATGCACAAAGATTCTTGGGAAAAAATTGGGTTTTACTCAGAATCTGATAGCACTAATATAGACACGCTTCTTTTTGATAAAATTAAAGATGAATATGGAACTATACACCAACAAATAAATAACGAAAATATTTATAATATATATAGGTATGAAACAACAAATCATTATCATGGATCAAGTATAGGTCAAAACTTTTCTGAAACCGTTCCAGTCTATCTTCAAGAAAAAATAAAAAATAAAGAAGAACCAACTGAAGGAATAATTATAAAGCCTTATTGGAAATATGATTATGTTGAAACAGCAAATCTTTTTTTAAAAAACTCAATATAACCCATTGAATCTAAATAAAAAATAAGTAAGAATCTCCTTTGTCTTATCGTTATTATGGGTGTATTTATCCCTGCTGGTAATCGCCAGCCTTACATACCTTTAAAGTTTCGCTTATCCTTGCGATCAAGCAAGGAATATGGAGTTTTTTTCATGTCTATTCAAGAATTGCAAAATTATACTGCTGTTTCCAAATACGCTAGATGGGTTGAATCTGAAAAAAGAAGAGAGACTTGGGATGAAAGCGTAACTAGAATTAAGGATATGATGCTTGAAGTTCATCCTTCGTTAAAAGAAGATATTGAAAAAAATTATGGAATGATTAAAGATCAAAAAATATTAGGTTCACAAAGAGCATTACAGTTTGGTGGCAAACCAATCCTTAAGCATAATGCAAGGATATTCAATTGTTCTGCTAGTTATTGTGATAGATTGAAGTTTTTTCAAGAGTGTTTTTACTTATTGCTGTGTGGGTCTGGAACTGGTTTTAGTGTACAAAAACATCATGTCGAGTTATTACCAAAGTTTTCATCCACTAGATTAGATCCAGAGACATGTTGCTATCAACATCTTATTCACAGAGTTGAAGATTCGATTGAAGGTTGGGCAGATGCTCTTGGCGTTCTTCTTTCCTCATATTTTGAAACTCCAATAAAAGGGTTTGAAAAATACAAAGATATTGAAGTTGGATTTAGTTATGTAGACATAAGAGAAAAGGGTTCTCCTTTGGGTTGTGGTATAGGTAATGCTCCAGGTTATCAACCATTGGAAAAAGCATTAGAATCTACTAGAGCATTGCTGAATAGATGTACTGCAAATGGACAAACAAAATTAAGAACAATAGATGCATTCGATATAGTTATGTTTGCTGCTGATGCTGTTATTTCTGGAGGTGTTCGTAGGTCTGCAACGATAGCTTTATTCTCTGCTGATGACGAATTGATGATTAATGCAAAAACTGGCGATTGGTATTTTACTAATCCCCAAAGGGCTAGGGCAAACATCTCTGCATTACTTCATAGAAAAGATACTTCTAAAGAAGTATTTGAAAATCTATTTAAGGCAACAAAAGAGTTTGGAGAACCAGGCTTTTTCTTTGCTGATTATTACGATGTCTTATGCAATCCATGTTGTGAAATATCATGGATAACTAGGCACTTCTATAAGAAGGGTAGTCCAGAACTAGCCGAGGCTTTGTCATTATATGAAGGACCAATAACAACAAAAGAGTCATGCAAAGATGACATGCCAGAAGATGAGGTTGGTCTTTCTGGTTGGGGGTTCTGCAATTTATCAACCATTAATGGAAAAACAATAACATCAGAAGAAGACTTCTATGAAAGATGTGCTGCTGCTGCGTTTATTGGTACATTACAAGCATCTTTTACCAGTTTCCCATACTTGGGTCATGTTACAGAACTTATCGCTCGCAAAGAGGCTTTATTGGGCGTTTCAATTAATGGTATGCAACATCACCCTAAAATATTATTAAATCCCAAAATTCAACAAAAAGGTGCTGAGATAGTAAAAAGTATAAATAAAAAGTATGCTTCTATCTTAAACATAAGTCCTGCTGCTAGAACAACTTGTATCAAACCAGAAGGTAATTCTTCTGCTTTATTGGGTTCTACATCGGGCATTCATCCAGACCATAGCAGAAGGTATTTTCGTATTGTCCAAGCTAATCAGATGGAAGCACCTTATCAGTATTTTAAAAGTGTTAATCCTCAAGCATGTGAACAATCTGTTTGGTCATCAAATAAAACGGATGATTGCATAAGGTTTTGTGTGCAAAGTCAAGATGGAACTGTATTGAAAGAACATGTAAGTGCTATCTCTATGTTAGAAGATGTTATCTCCACCTACAGTAATTGGGTCATTTTTGGTAAAAGTGAAGATCTGTGCGTTAGAAAAGAATTAAATCATAATGTGTCTAACACAATACATGTGCAAGACAATGAATGGGATTTAGTTATGGATTATATCTATAAAAACAAGGCCGATCTTGCTGGAGTGTCTTTGATTGCATCTAGTGGAGATAAAGACTACAATCAAGCACCATTTACAGCAGTGTATTCAATAGATGAACAAATAAAGATGTATGGTTTTGAGGCTACATCTAAAGCTTACGAGTTATATCCTAAATTTTCTGAGTATGGTTTTGATTCTTTGTGGAATGCATGTTCTTGTAATCTTGGCTATTTTGAGCCAATAGGGGAAAAACAAGAAGAATGGAAAAAATTAATTGATGCATATTCTTGCGAGTTTTTTAATTCTAATATAAAATATGCAACATATGCACTTAAAGATGCTTCTAACTTAGATCTTTGGAATAAATTAATTGATAGTTATTCTTCGGTTAATTATTTGGACATAAAAGAAGAAACTTCTACAATAGACATGCAGGGAGAACTTGCTTGTGCTGGTGGAGCTTGTTTAGTATGATGAGATCAAGGACAAGAAAAACAAAAAGAAAATCTTGCAGGATAAAAGGACTAAGAAAGGAGAGAATAAAAAGTGTTAAGAAGAGGAAAAGTTAAAGCTTTTGGTGCTCCATTTAATACAAAATATTCAAGTTGTTCCAATCTTAAGCCAACTTTATTTGATTGGGATGCATATGAATCAGACATACATGTCTATATAGACTATGCAATAGTTAACCAAGGACATTTGTCGCCAAAAACTATTTCAAGATTAAAAATTGGTTGGCTTTGTGAATCCAATGAAATTTATTTAGATCTTTATAATTATATAAAAAATAATACTCAAGATGTTTTTTCCAAGTTCGATTATATTTTTACATCAGATAAAAGCCTTCTTTCTTTAGATAGAAGATTTAGATTTTGTTTTTCTTGTAGTAATATACCTTGGACACCTAAAGATTCTTGGGGCATATACCCAAAAACAAAAATATGTTCTATGATTTGTTCAGAGAAAAAAATGTGTTATGGTCATCTTTATAGACATCAAGTAGCACAAATATATATGGGCGATGTGGATATTTATGGTGGTGCTTTTGGATCTCCATTTACTGGTGAAAAATACGATGGCTTTTATAAAAAAGAAAATGCATTAAAAGACTACATGTTTTCAATAGTTATACAAAATAATTTTAAGCCTCATTTTTTTACAGAACATTTAACAGATTGTTTTGCATATGGAACTATACCTATATACTTAGGCGATCCAGAAATAAATAGATTTTTTAATGGTAATGGAATATTGAAATATCAAGGTGGATTTGATATTAAAACTTTAAGTATAGATATGTATAATAGCAAGATAGATGCAATAAATGAAAATCTTGAAATAATAAAGAAAATGCCTATGTCTGATGATTATCTTTATCTTCAGTGTTTAGAAATACTTGGAGTAAATAAAAATGGATAAATTTCAAGTTGGAGATGTCATTTGTTTAAAATCTGGTAGTATGCCAATGACTGTTGTAAATTTAAATGCTGAAACTAATGAAGTTTTAGTTGCTTATTTTGACTTAGATGCAAATGTTATGAGGGATGGTTTTCCTCCAGATGCAATAGAATTTACTCATGATGCTTGGAAAATGAAGTATTGTGTCAATCTTGAAGAGGAAACAGACGAAGATGAGGACAAGTATTAATGCCAACATATCAGTATCAATGCGAAAATTGTTTGTATTCATTTGAAAAAGAACAGTCTTTTTCAGAAGAACACATCAAGAAATGTCCAAGTTGTAAAAAAAATAATTTATATCAAGTTTTTTCTGGTGGTTTGATGAATTATGTTAAAGGTGGAGAAACAATAGGTCATATAAGTGATGCTAATTTTAAACGAGAAGGAGGTAAAATCAAAGAAAAGATTGCAAAAGAAAAACAAGAAGCAGACGATAAACTTCCTTGGTGGAGATCTGGAAAAATAAAAGGCTTAGAGAAACAAGAAAAGCCAATTAATTTAGATAAGATATCAAACAAAAATGATTACATAACTAAGGGGAAAAAATGACGGAAAAACTTGTTGATGGTGGTCATGTTTATATAAAGTGCAGCAATTGCAACAAACCATTGGTTGATCTTTTGATTGTTGGTCCAAACGCAAAAAAACCAGATGGAGCACCGTTTATTTGGAATTGTGTTGCTAATTGTTGTTATTGTTCAGATAAAAGTTTTAAAACAGAAGTGTTTGGAATTTTTAGAGCATCAGGAATAATATCAGAAATAGATTCAGAAAATTATAAAGAGATTACAAGTCTTGATGATATTTTAACTGATGGTGACAATATTACTTTTCAAGTTTCAAGGAAAAAATAATGAACGATTTTTACAATGATCCAGAAATTGAAGCGTATGGATTTGATGAAAATGCAGAAGATTGTAATCCAGAAGATGCACAGTCTCTTGCAAAAAAGACGAGAGATATAAAAAATGAAACCGTTTCTTTTTGGTTAAAGATTTGTCGTGGAAGCTTTATGTCTGGAACAATATTTGATCCTTCTACGATCAGTTCTGAAGAACTTAAGAGATATGACAACTACACAGGACAGAATAAGTATTCATATAAAAAGGTTTCAGAAGAATGCTTTAATCACTATATATCATATTTAACTACTAAAAAAACTTCCTTTTTAAGAAATGCACAAAGAGGTTTGATATCATGAAAAACAAAAAGCCTAAATTTTTAATTAATGAGGTAAATTCATTTTACATTAGGATGAATGCATCTAAGCACACTATAGAATACATTTCAGAAAAGCTTGGTTGTGATTGTTCAGACATTATTGAAATATATAATGACTCAAAAAAATCTGAAACAAATTATCAGATTCACAGCGGAACTGTTTCTATGACTGAAAAACAATCTGTATCTGATGACAATTCAACAAAAAAAGATGACAATATAAATCATGAATTTTTAGAAAAGTATAAAAACACACGACACAAATTATGAACATTTGTAATTATGAAGATGATTTTATATTTGAAAAGCCAATGTGGATTGCTTTGCTTTCTAATGGCGAAAAAGTTTATCAGGATGATGGTCGCCCCAATTTGGCAGATCATTCTGCTTGGATAAGATTGGCTGCTTATCTAAAAGAAACAAAATTAAAAATAACAAGTCTTTACTTTAGATTTAGATCAAATATAGTATACCTTTTGCCAGAAAACGCAGAAGGCTATTATTTTTCAAATGGTATTATTGGGCAACTATCCTCTGATTTTTCTATAAGTCTTTTTGTTTGTGGCGAAATAAATGGTAACATTGCACGAATAAGAAATATAAAGATACCAGAGTTAATAGTTATGTCAGAAGAAGAAAGAATAATAGAAAACTTTTCTATAAGTTCTATAATTATGAATATATAAATATGGCAAAAAATAGATCAGATAGTAGCAAATACGAATCTAGGCATGGTGGTGGGTGGATTACTTCTGCTCAGTTTCTTGCAGAGGTTATGTGTGAAAGATACGCCAAAAAAAATGGCGAAGAATTAGTTTACAAGTTTTGGAATGTTGATTTTTGGAAAAAAGAATTTTTCAAACAACTTGCATTTGCTAAAAAATTGCTTCTTGTTTACGAACCCCATATTATTTCAAAGGCACTAAGGTCTAAAGAAGGCAAATCTGTTTTTTCTTTAGGTGCTCCTTGGTTAAAGAAAATAATTGAACTGGAACAAAGAAAGTTTAAATTAGCAGATACTAGCAAGGTTGTTGATACAACTGAGTTGCCAATTAGAAAACCATTCCAATCATCCAAATCTCTAATGAAAAAATTAAAGGACTTAGATAATGAGTGAAAACTTAGATAAGATTTTAAAAGAAGTAGATAAACAATATGGCAAAGGTGTAGCTATAAATGCAAACGAATTACTGGATGAAGAAAAGTATGTAATACCATTATCTCCTGCATTAAATTTGGGTCTTCATGGTGGAATACCAGAAGGCTCTTGGATTACATGCTCTGGTCATCCAAAAAGTGGTAAGGCACAACCAATATCTGCAATTGTTTATACAAACAAAGGCCCAAAAAGAATTGGCGATATAAAAGTTGGAGATATAGTTTGTTGTCCAAGCGGAACATTATCTCCTGTTGTTGGTGTTTTTCCTCAAGGCGTAAAAGATGTTTATACAATAACATTTTCTGATGGTTCTACGGCAGAATGTGAGGCAGATCACCTTTGGAACATAAAAACAAGAGAGCAAAAGTCTTATAAAACTGTAATGCTAAAAGATTTTATGGATAAAATATTTATAGGAAAAAGCACTAAAGCTAAATATTCAATACCAATAACTAATCCAGTAAATTTTGATGCTGCACAACTACCAATAGACCCATTTGCTTTTGGCGTTTTATTGACGATTGGATTTTTTAAGAAAAAAATTACAGCATTGATTGAAGATGAAAATCTACTTACTAAATTTTGTGACATTATGGATAAGTATGCATTTTCTTATTCTACTAAAGATAAACAATTGACTCTTGATATTAAAGACGAAATCAAAAAATTAAATCTCTTTAATAAAAAAACATGTGAAAAATTTATACCTTCAATTTATTTATACAACTCAATAGAAAATAGGTTTTTATTACTTAAAGGCATACTGGCTTTTGCTCATATAACTAAAAAAGAAACTCCTATTATTACAGTTTCATCAAAACAATTTGCTGAAGACTTTAGGTTGTTGGTTCAATCTCTTGGTGGAATATGTTTGATATCTAGACATAAAAACAATGAAGACAATTTTATTTACTATTGCTCCATTATTATTAAAGATAAAAAAGGGCTGTTTGAATTTAAAAAAGAAAAGTTTAACAAAATTGACATCAAAAACAATCTTTCAAGAAAAATAATTTCTGTAGTAAAATCAAGACAAGAGAAATGTGTTTGTATATCTATTAAGAATAAGAATGGTCTATACTTAACAGACAACTTTATCGTTACTCATAACACGCTAACTGCATTATCTTTTGCTGCACAATGTCAAAAGCCAGAACACGGAGCTAGACATGTGTATTATCTAAACATTGAGGGTAGACTTAAGCCTATGAATTTAAGAGGTATAGCTGGTTTAAATTTAGATAAAATGACAATCTATAGATCTACTCAAGATAAAATTCTTTCCGCAAAGGATTACTTAAATTTGGCGTTTAAAGCCATTAATACACACCCAGGAAGTTTAATTATCATAGATAGTGTTTCTGCTCTGTGTGATGAGAAGGAAATGGATCAAGGTATTGGCTATGAGAATAGAGGGGCTGGTAATAAGCTTTTTGCTGGTTTTTGTAGGCAAGCAGCCAATATAGTTCCAGTACAAAACTGTATGGTTTGGGCGATTATGCACTTAACACAATCTCAAGGAATGTATGGTGGTTATACAGAAAAAGGTTCTAGAACATTGCAATATCAAGCAGATGTGCAAATGAGAGTGAAGTCTGATAAACCTTGGAGTGTTGGTGGAGAAGGAAAAGACAAACAAATTGGTCAACAGGTTCATTGGATAATTGAGTCTTGTTCTTTAGGATCTCCTGGAATGGAAGTTGATAGCTTTATAAGATATGGAATTGGTATAGATAATACATACGAGGCAATTAATTTGGGTTGTCAGCTTGGACTTATTGATAAGGCTGGTGCTTGGATGACATTAAACTTTATGGAAAGACACTTGAAACTATTAAAGTCTGAAGTTTGGGATGATCCCACTATTAAATTAGTTAAAACTCAAGGTGCAGAAAAAATGTATAAATTATTGTTAGAAAATCCAAAATGGATAACCGCTTTAGAAAAAGAAATTAAGGCGATTATATCGTGAAAGTAATAGGTCTTGATGGTAAAACTTATTCTTGGACTTCTGGTAATGTTCCAGACCATGATGATGCAAGACATAGATCATCTTTGCATCTATTGGCAAGGGGCATTCTTAAGTCAATGTACCCGATGGACAGAATCTTGGAGGAAGCAGTGCTTCCTGGAACTGGTGGGTTGACGGCAGATTTTTGGTTGCCACTAAGAAAAACAATAGTCGAAGTTCATGGCGAGCAACATTATAAATTTATACCCTTTTTTCATAATACGATGTTAAATTTTTATCATTCTAAAAAAAATGATAAGAATAAAATAGAGTGGTGTGAAAAAAACAACATTTACCTTATAGAGCTACCATTTAATGAATCAGAACAACAGTGGCGAAAAAGAGTTGAAGGCTAGCGAAGAAGAAATATTTGACTCTCTTCTTGATGCATACGAAAATTCTATAGGTCTTCCTTCAATACCTAAAGGCTTAGAATTTACATGCATAAAATATCTTTATATGTCTAATGAAGATTTTAAAAAAATGTCTTCAGAAGATTGTGCAGAAGCATGTGTTCTTTTAAATAGTTTTTCATTTCATTTGTCTAGATTATTAAACAAAGAAAAATCTAAATTAAGATGGTGCAATGAACGAATACTAAAAGTTGTGTCTGGTAAATTAACGGAATACAGATACTTTTCTCCAGATGAAAGAATGGCATTATCAATTAAGGATGATGATTATGCTCAAAAAATAAAGCTATTGTCTGTAAAAATACAAGCAAGAATAGACAGAATAGAATATCTTCCGATAAGAATAGAAAAAGTTTCTGATGCATTTTCAAATCTTTCTTATAACAAAAGGAAAAACAATGAGCGTAATTTCTAGTCTTAAAGATGCTATCTTGAAAAAAGATTGGGATCTAGTCGATGCTGTTTTGCAAACCTTGGCTGGAATTTCTGTAGAACAAAGAGTTATTAAAAACAATCCAGTAATTTCTGAAAAAATAAATAATGTTGATGATTCACTGAATAAATTTATGGTTAATACGAATAGCATAGTAAGAGAAAAGACAGATGTTATTCCTGCAAACAATAAAAATGTTTTTTATGATGATAAAACATTAGATATGGATTTTGCAGAAATGTCTCAAAAATCTAGTCCAAAAAAATATAGGGCTGAAGTCGATGAATCTACTTTTTTTAAGTCTGCAAAGTGTTCAAGATGTGGAAGCACAATGAATGTTGCAGCAGAAGAATTTGCTTTTAAAAGCAAAGACAGCGAATCTTCTGGTTTTGTATGTGTTCCATGTATGAAGAGGGCAAAAAGATGACAGATGTAGGATCAGAAAGAATTATTTTATCCGCTTTATTTCAAAAGGGTTATGACTGCTTTATTGAAATATCAGATATAATTGACGAAAATTGTTTTTCTAATGATGAAAACTCGGCTATTTACAAGTGTTTTACAAAAATCTTAGATGATAAAGAGTCTAAGATTGATATACCAACTATAATTTCAAAAGCAGAGTCATTAGGACTATCTTCTTACTTCAAAACATCTGAACAGGCCAAATATCTTAGATCTTTAATGATTTTTCCTGTTGAATTGGTTAATGCGAGAAAAGCAGCAGCTAAATTAAAGAAGCTTAATATAGCAAAAAAGCTTTCATATAGTCTTTCTGATGGTGCATTATCCCTTAATGCAATCACTGGAGATGAGCCTATTAGTCAAATTATAGCTATTGCTGAATCAACCGTTTTGAGTGCAACATTTAAAATATCTAATGCCGAAGACCCAAATCCAAAACTAATTGGTGATGGTTTAGCTGAATATATAGATCATCTTGAATCAAATCCTGTTTCTCAACTTGGAATATCTTCTGGATTTAAAAATTATGATATGGCTATAGGTGGTGGTCTTAGACCAGGCTCAGTCAATTTGATTGGTGCTAGGATGAAAACAGGTAAAAGCTTTTTTGCAGATAATGTTGCGGTTAATGTTTCTTTAAAGAATATACCTGTTTTGATGCTAGATACAGAAATGAGCGAAAAGGATCATTGGCATAGGATATTGGCTTGCATGTCTGGAGTTAAGATTGAAGAAATTGAAAGCGGTTTATTTTCTTCAAATAGTAAAAACAAACAAAAGATACATAATGCATTAGATAAAATAAAATCTATGCCTCTTCAGTATAAAGCGATTGCAGGAAAAAGTTTTGATGAAGTTATGTCTTTGGCAAGAAGATGGATAATTAAAGATGTTGGTTTAGACGATTCTGGAAAAGCAAACCCATGCGTTATTATATATGATTATATAAAATTAATGGATGATTCTGGCATTGGCAAAAATATGGCAGAATATCAAGCATTAGGTTTTTTAATGTCAAGCTTGCACAATTTTATGTTTCAGTATGGAGTTGCATGTTTAGCATTTACACAATTAAATAGAGATGGAATAAGCAGAGAAGACACAGATGTTGCCAGCGGTTCAGACAGAATACTTTGGCTTTGTAGCAACTTTTCTATATACAAAAGAAAAAGTGAAGAAGAAATGGCAGATGAAAGTGTTTCAAATAATAACATTAGATACAATTTAAAGCTCATACCAATTGTTTGCCGTCATGGTAAAGGTATAGAGCCAGGAGACTATATAAATATTTCAGCTAATTACGAAGTTGGGAAGATAGATGAAGGCCCAACAAGAAATCAATTTTACAAAGCAAATTCTCCTAGAAATAACACTGGTTTTGAAGTAGAAGGATTACCAAATGAAATTGAAATCGATTGAAACAAAAAAAATGGAATATTTGAATAATGTTGTCTGCCAAAACATAAATTTTCTTCTTGATCATTATGGAATAAAATATAAAGATCACTCTGATTCTTTGGTTTTTGCATGTCCTATTCATGGTGGCGATAACACAACTGCATTGAACTTTTTTTTAAATGGTCATACAAAAATAGGCAATTGGATTTGCTATACACATAACTGTCAAAACCACTTTATAAATACTTCAATAGGATTTTTTAGGGGTGTTGTTAGCAATAAAAAGTTTGGCTGGTCAAAGTCTGGAGATAGAGTAGTAGATTTTAAATATATTGTTTTTGAACTTTGTGATATTTTAAAGGTTGATCTATCTCTTATAAAAGAGGATACAAAGATTGAATCTATTGAAAAACACGCACATGTTTTTTCAGTTAAGAAAACTATGCAGCCAACAAATTACACAAGAAAAATGGTGAGAGAAAAATTGGCTATACCATCCGAATACTTTGTTTCTAGGGGTTACGATCCAGCAATATTAGATAAGTATGATGTTGGTGATTCTATGTCTGAAAATAGAATTTTTAAAAATAGGGCTGTTGTTCCAATTTATGATTCTGAAAACAAACATATAGTTGGATTCACAGGAAGAATAAAGCTAGAAAAATGCAGTTCTTGCAATAACTTTCATACTCAAAAAGAATGCGATCCAGAAAAAAACTTGAGCAAATGGATGCATAGCAAAGGATTTTCAAAAAAAAATTATCTTTATAATTATGGAAATGCAAAAGAAAGCATTATGAAAAAAGGTTTTGTAATATTGGTTGAAGGTCCAGCAGATGTTTGGAAGTTTTTAAAGAATGGAATTGAAAATGTTGTTGCGGTTTTTGGTTCTTCATTAAGTGATAGCCAACAAATAATACTAGAATCTTCTGGTGCTACATCATTAGTTTTACTTTTTGATTCAGATAAAGCTGGAAGTAAAGCTTCTGATCAATTATCCTTGTCTTTGTCTAGAACATTTAAAATTATTAAGGTTTCATTGCCAAATGGAATTAAAGACCCAGGAGATTTGACTGATGAGCAAATAAACCATATATTTAATCCTATTTAAAAGGATCTATGCAAAAATGACAAATCAAAAAATAATTGCTTTTTCTGGAAAAAAAGGATCTGGAAAAGATACTTTGGCTGGATTTCTTTCTTATAACTCAATGGCACTATTTGGTTGTAGGTCTTCAATTTATGCGTTTGCACAACCTCTTAAAAAAATAGCAATTGATTTCTTTGGACTAGAACACCAGCAAGTTTTTGGTTCAATAGAAAATAAAAATTCTTTAACTAATTATTCATGGGAAGACCTTCCTCATTATCAAGGAGTGGGTCCAACTGGTAAAATGACAGCAAGAGAGTTTTTGCAAGAAATTGGAACTGGCATTTGCAGAAAAATGAATAAAAACATACATATAGATGCTTGTTTTAATATGATAAGAAGAGATAAGTACCCATTAAGTTTTATTACTGATGCAAGATTTGAAAACGAAATAAATAAAGTTAAAGAATTTGGTGGTATAACTATTAGACTAACAAGATCTATAGATAGCGATATTCATATAAGTGAAAACGAGCTTAATGATAGTAATATTTTTGATATTGTAATAGATAATAAAAATATGAGTAAATCTGAGCAAGAGCATGAACTTTTAAAAAAACTTAAATCTATAGATTGGATAAAAAATGATCATAACTTATTTAAGATCTAGTTCTGTAAGTTCTTATTCATGGTGTCAGCATAAATATTGGTTAACATACAATCTTGGATTCAAGGATGACTCTAACAAAAAAGCAGAAAAAGGCAATGTTGTTCATAAAGCATTAGAATTGTTGGCAAATAAAAAGCTTTGCCTACAAAATGGAACATCTTCGTTTTTTGATAATGAGTTAAAGCAAGAGTTTTCCACAATAGAAATATCTCCAGAAAGCTCAATAGTTGCAGCTTATGATCATTACAAAAATAAAAGTATACATGGATGGGAAGATAAAGACCTTAAGGATTGCGAAAAATGGACTTGGGATACATTATTGTTTAATAACGGCATGTTTTCCCCTCTTTCAAGAAAAATAGAGAAACCAGAGCAATATTTTGACATTGAGATTAAATTTCCTTGGGCTAAATACGAATACTATATAGACGATGGAACTGTTCTTTCTGGAAACCTTAGAATAAAAGGAACAATGGACCTTATAGCTAGAGTAGATAAGAAAACCATAGAGTACATAGACTGGAAAACTGGAGAAAGAAAAAATTGGGCAACAGGTAAAGAAAAAAGCTATGATGATTTTTATAAGGATTTTCAACTTAGACTTTATCATTATGCTTTAAGCGAGCTTTATCCAGACGAAGAAAATATAATAATAACAATTTTTTTTAATAAGTCTGGTGGCCCTTTTACTCTTTGTTTTCACAAAGAAGATGTGGCAAAAACAGTAGAAATGATAAGGCATGAATTTGAAAAAATAAAGTCTTGTCATTTTCCAACAAGAATAATAGATTACGGAAAAGATAGGTGGAAATGTGAAAGGCTTTGTAGGTTTCATAAAGAAAAACATGAAGATTCAGATCTTTCAATATGTGATTTTATGAACAAAGAGATTATACAATTAGGTATGAGTCGTGCTTATTTAAAACATGCGAATAAGGGCACTGTTAGCTCTTATGGGGATGGTGGTGGTCAATCTAATAGGGAGAACAAAGATGTTTAGCGATAAACTTACAGAAGAACAAAAAGAAGAGCTTAAAAATAAACAGCTTCCACGAATAGCTAATTATTACCCAATAGAAAAATTAAACTTAATAAAAGAAGAAGAAAAAATTATTAAAAAAGAAAGGGTTATGGTTTTTAATTCTTCAATAATAAGGAATAACTATAATTTTCAAGGCGTTATTTCTGGTGAAGATGTAGAAAAAATATCAAATGAAGTTTTTAAACCTCAAAACTTATTGTACATAGATAGAGATGTTGCAGAAAAAGATTTTAATTATAAACAAATTATACCATATTGTATTTTTACAAAGGGCGACCTTGTTTTTGTTTATGAAAGATCTAAGTCTGGCTCTGAATCTAGACTGCATAATTTGCTTTCTATTGGTGTTGGTGGTCATATAAACCCTTGTGATGGAAACAATGTAGAAGCAGTAAATAGTGCTTGCAAAAGAGAAATAATGGAAGAAGTCAGTTTTTCAACAGAGGATCAGATAACCCCTATTGCGTTAATAAATGACGATTCTGACGAAGTTAATTCTGTGCATTTTGGAGTTATATATCATATTAAGTTAAATCAAGACTCTGTTTTTATTCCAGTTGACAAAGCACTTTCTAATGGTACTTTTAAAACATTCGATGAATTACTTTTAGATGAATCAAGAATTGAAAAATGGTCAAAATTAGTAATATCAGTAATTAAATAGATTGAATTGTAAAATTAATTTTAAGGATAGAATATGAATTGGACACCATTACATTGCCATACGCATTATAGCCTATTAGATGCACTTAGTAAGCCAGATATTCTGGCAAAAAGATGCTTTGATCTTGGATATAAGTCGTGTGCCATAACTGATCACGGAACTATTTCTGGATGCATATCTTTTGCTAAAGCATGTTTGTCCAAAAAAATAAAGCCAATATTGGGTTGCGAATTTTACATGTGTAAAGAAGCATCATCTATTCAAACTAAAGATAATTCTGATTTAACGCATTTGTGTGTTCTTTCTAAAAACTTGATTGGTTGGAAAAATTTAATAAGTCTTTCTTCTAAATCAAATTCTCCAGAGTGTTTTCAGCATAAACCAAGGCTGCATATAAGCGATTTTTTAGGTAATACAGATGGATTAATTGCTTTTTCTGGACATATTGGTAGCGAATTAGCAAATTGTTTGTTTGCAGATTTTAAAGAGGCATATTCAAGAACTGAGTATGGTGAAATAAAAGAATTACTTAAGCCAGATTGGTTAGATTGTGCCATTAAAGTTTGTTCACAATATGTTGATGTATTTGGAACAGACAATTTCTTTATAGAAATACAGCTTTTTGATAAAGAAAACATACCAGCATCAATAGTAATTGCAGAATGTCTTCGTGAAATATCAAAAAAAACAGGCATTAAAAAGATAGCAACTCCAGATGTTCATTATGTTCTTGCCGAAGATGCATCAGATCAAAGAGTATTGCTTTGTTCTTTAATGGAGGCAACACTTAAAAATATTAGAGATAAAATTCAAAAAAGTGGTGATTTTGATCTTTCTGTTTTTTTTAAGTCTAATAAGTATTATCTTCCTTCTCTTGAAGAGATTGTGGCTTTACATGAAAAAGATGAAATAGACAATTGTCAATTAATTGATAGTATGTGTGAAAATTATTCAATGATTAAAGAGCCATCTATTCCAAACTTTGATTGTCCAAATAAGCTAAGTCAAATTTCTTATCTAAGACAGTTGTGCAGAGAGGGTTGGAATAAAAAGTTTTCTGAAATAGGATCAAAAACAGAGCAATACAAAATATATACAGAAAGAATTGCTTATGAGTTAAATGTTATAGATAAGTCTGGACTTTCTGGCTATTTCTTGATTGTTCAAGATTATTGTAACTGGGCAAAATCAAAAAATTGGCTTGTTGGTCCAGGAAGAGGATCTGGTGCTGGATGCATGATTTCTTACCTTTTGGGAATAACAGATGTAGACCCAATAAAACATGGGCTTGTTTTTGAAAGATTTTATAATGCTGGAAGAAATACTTCTGGTAGAGTTAGCTTGCCAGATATTGATTGTGATTTTCCAATAACAAAAAGAGATCTTGTTGTTGAATACATTCGATCTAAATATGGGGATGGTCATGTTAGTCAAATGATTACATTTAGTAGAATGCAAGGCAGAGGCTCATTGAAAGATGTATTAAGGGCACACGGTTTTTCTTTTGAGGAAAGCAATAGAATAACAAAGCATATTCCTGATGAGTCTGAGATATCTGAACAATTGCAGGAAATGAGAGATGAAGATGGCGATTCTTCAATAATAAGGTGGGCTTTAGAAAATATTCCTGATAAATTATCAGAGTATTGTAAAATAGATGAAAACGGAGAGATAACAGGAAAATTAGCAAAAGAATTTATGCAAGCAATAAGATTGGAAGGAACAAAAAGAAGTCAAGGAAAACATGCTGCTGGCATAATTATTAGCGACTTACAAATGGGTCAAATATGCCCAATGATTTTTGATAAAAAATCAAAGCAGTCTATAGCTGGTCTTGAAATGTCAGATTTAGAGTCTATAGGTTTAGTTAAGTTTGATATACTTGGAGTTGCTGTTTTAGATAAAATTATGGGGTGCATAAACTTTTTAAAAGGCAAAACAAATGAATGACAACTTTGAGGAAATATCAATTATTACAAAACTAGTAAGTCAACAGATAGCACTATTGGATTCTTTGGCTGAATGCAATTCTTCAAAAAAAGAACTCATTAAACAAGCAAATAAGATATTAAAATCTGTTGCAATATATCATGGTGGAAGTTTGTTTTTAAATAAAGAATTTTTAGATTCTGCTGAAGACTCTGATGTAGAATTAAATATAATTCAAGATAAAGAAGGTTCTGTAGAATTAAAAATTAAGGATGCAAATAATGAAGAGTAATACAATTATTGTATTTGATTTTGAAACAGGATCTTTAGATACACAAACATGTGAGGTTATACAAGTTGCAGCAAAAGCAATAAATAGAAAAACCTTGCTTCCTATTCCAGATGCAGTTTTTAATAGTTTAATAAAGCCAAGAGACTTTAATAACTTGCAAGATTCTGCTTTGGCAGTAAATAAAAAAACAAAAGAAGAATTAGCTTTAGCACCAGAAATAAGCGTTGTTTGGAATAGGCTTATTGATTTTATTTCAAGGTTTTCTATTGGCAAAAGCAATATAATGGCTCCAGTTCCAGCGGGTAAAAACATTCGTCATTTTGATATGCCAATTTTTGAAAGAGTATGTCGTGAGCTTGGTTATACAGACAAAGATAAAAAACAAACATATTTTAATAATCGTAGCATGTTTGATTTAGATGAAATAATGCTTTTGTGGTTTGAAAATAGTGATGATATGCCAAATATGAAGATGGATACAATCCGAGATCATTTTGGTATGTCAAAAGCAAATGCTCATGATGCATTAGTTGATGTTGAGCAAACTGGAGATTTAATTATCCATTTTTTAAAATTGCATAGATCAATATACCCAAAAGTAAAATTTAAAGACTCATTCAAGAAATAATAATATGACAAAAAAATATCAGTTCTCATGTGGTTGCAGTTTTCCAATTATTGGTGAGCCTTTATCAAAAGACTCTTTGCCATTAATGGAAGTGGATGCAACAAAACTTCCTTCTTGTGAAAGTGCTTGGAACATTTTTGCAAGAGGTGACACAAAAGGAATTTTTCAATTAGAATCAGATCTTGGTAAACAATGGTCTAAAAAATTAAGACCAAAAACAGTTGAGCATCTTACTGCTTTAGGTGCATTAATTCGCCCTGGAGCATTGCGTTCTGTTGATGATAAAGGCGTTAGTATGACAGCACACTATTGCAGGATTGTTAATGGAGAAGAACAAGTTTCTTCTTATCATCCTGTCGTTGACGAAGCCCTTAAATCTACATATGGATCACTTGTTTTTCAAGAACAAGCTATGGAGCTTTCTAAGGTTGTTGCTGGATTTACGCTACAAGAAGCAGACATTCTTCGTAAGGCAATGGGTAAAAAATCATCAAGCGAAATGGCTAAATGCAAAAAGTTATTTATTGATGGTTCTAAAAAAATGAATGTTGTTTCTGAAATTCAAGCAGAAGAAATATTTGGTTGGATTGAACAAAGTCAAAAATACTCATTTAATAAAAGCCATGCTTGTTCATATGGCTTGCTTACATACAATACGGCATATTTAAAAAGCCATTTTCCTGTTCAGTTTTTTACAAGTTGGTTATTCTATGCAAAAGATAAGGCAGACAGTCTTTTAGAAATATCTGATCTTATTGATGAAGCTAAAAAGTTTAATGTGGACATTGAATTACCAGACATAACTGTATTAAATAGTAATTTTTATACAAATGGAAAAACTATATGGTTTGGTATTACTGACATTAAAGGCATTGGAATGTCGCAGTTTGAAAAAATAAAAAAATCTATACAAAATTACCCAACAAAAATAAAAAGTTGGGAAGAATTTGTTATTAAGCTTTCTGATGATATGCCAACTTCAAGTTTGGAAAAACTTATATCGGTTGGTGCTTTTAGAAAATATGGAAGTAATAGGCAGAAGCTTTTAGCTGATCTTAACTGTTGGACACAACTTACAGATAAAGAAAGGTCTTGGATAAAAGAAAATGTTGAAATTACAAATATTGCAGATATGGTTTTAAAGTCAGCAAAAACAAAAAAAGATGGCGGTGCGTGTTGTATTTCTAAGCGTGTTGACATACTTACAAGTTTGGCAAATAGTATAATAAATCCACCTTCTCCTTTGGTTGATATTCCTTCTTGGGTTATTTGGATAGAAAAACAGTCATTAGGCATTGCTTTGACATATAATGCTACAGATTCATGCGATACTAGTAGTTCAAATACAACATGTAAAGAATACTTAGATGGAAAAAGTGGATATATGGTTTTTGGTGTTGAAATAAGAAGGTGTAAAGAAGTTGTTACAAAGGCTGGAAAAACACCAGGATCAAAAATGTGTTTTCTTTCAGTATCTGATCCAACAGGAAAAATAGACGATGTTATCTGTTTTCCAAATCCGTACAAAGAAATAGGTTCTTTGTTGAAAGAGGGAAACACAGTCTTGATTCAAGCAGAACGAGACAAAAAAAGTGAATCTCTTTTGGTTAAAAAAGCTTTTCAAATTTAGGAGTTTATTATGAATGTTTGTTCTTTTCTTGGTAAGTTAACTAGAGATCCAGAGTTGGTAAATTTAAACAATGGAAAATCCGTTGTTAATTTTTGCATATCAGTAAGGAATCCATCAAAGAATCAAGAAAAACCAGAAATGACATTTATAGATTGTGTTGCTTGGGAAAAAGCAGCAGATCTTATATATAAATATTTTAAAAAAGGATCAAAAATATTAGTTAATACTTCAGCAAAAACTGAAACATGGACAGACAAAGAAAGTGGTAAAAATAGACACAAAATTAAATTTGTTGTGCAAAAGTTTTGGTATATTGATGAAAAGACTAATGCAGATGAAGAATTAAAAATTTCTAGTCAAGAAGAATTTTCTACCGAATGGCTATAAACAAAAATGTCAAAAAAAAGAATATTGTTATGCGGTGAATCAACATCAATAAGTTCTGGTTATGCAAATTATGGATTGCAGATCATGAACAGGCTACACGAAACTAACGAATTTGAGCTTGGGGAAATAGCTGCATTTCCAAAAAACCCAAATGCTCATTTAGATGTTCCTTGGGTTGTTTACTCAAGAGATAAAAGTGGAAATCCATTAAAAGATCCGAAAGATATTTTTGAAAGTGTTATTTATGACTTTAAACCAGATATTGTTTGGTCTTTTAGAGATCCTTGGGTAGATGACTTTATAGGTTTATCTCCATTTAAAAAAAAGTATCATTGGGCTTATATGCCAACCATTGATGCTGTGCCTCTAGATCCTCATTGGATTTATGCTATTTCAAAAGCTGATTCTGTTTTTACATATTCCGATTGGGCGTTAGAAATACTTAGAAAAAATTATCCAAATATAAACGCTATATCTTCAGCTTCTCCTGCTGGAGATGATATTTTTGTTGTTGAAAAAGACAAAAGAAAATTTAAAGAAAAAAATGGAATTAATCCAGACTGCTTAATTATAGGCACAGTAATGAGGAATCAAAGAAGAAAGCTTTATCCAGATCTTTTTGATGCTTTTGAAATGCTTTTAAAGCAAGCCCCAAAAGAAATGTCTTCAAGGTTAATTCTTTATGTTCATACAACATATCCTGATCTTGGTTGGGATATACCTAAACTAATATCTGAAAGACCAAGTATTTCCAACAAAGTTTTTTTCAACTATGTTTGTAGTTCATGTTCTAGAATTTCTATTCTAAATTTTAGTGGTTCATTAATTGGTTGCAACTACTGTAAATCTGATACATGTATTTTTCCTACTACTAAAAATGGGGTAAAAAGAGAATCTATGCTGGCGGTGTATAGCTTAATGGATCTATATGTTCAATATTCTTGTGCAGAAGGATTTGGTATGCCATTAGTTGAAGCTGGATCTTGTGGTGTTCCTGTTTGTGCCACAGACTATAGTGCAATGTCAGATATAGTGAGAAAACTTGATGGATATCCTATAAAAGTACAAAGAATGTTCTATGAACCAGAAACGCACAGAAAATTAGCTCTTCCAGACAATCAAAATTTTGTTGATATTTGTATTAAACATTTTCAACAACCAGAAACGATTAGAAAATACAAAAGCCTAAAAATATCTAATCTAACAAAACAAAAATATAATTACGATGATGTTGCAAAAAAACTTTCAAAGCATTTTAATACTATACCTAAAACAAATTCTTGGGAATTACCAAAAAATATTTTAGATATTCCAGAATACGAAGAAAAAAGTTCTTCATCTGATTTTTTAAAAAAAATACTTGGACAAATATATAAAGATGATGATTTTTTGTTTTTAAAATATTTAAAAATTCTTAATTACAGTATGGCAAGTAGGAAATCTGTTTACGATGAGGTTGTTGAAAAAATAAATGAATATAATAATCTAGAACTAGAAAGAAAATAATATGAATGTTTTATATATAGGAAACTATAGGGATGGCACTGGTTATGGTCAAGCAGCAGAAGATTACATTCTTTCTTTAGATTCTGTTGGTGTTAATGTTGTTTGTAAACCATTAATGTTTAATAATAATAAGCACATTCCTCACAAAAGAATTATTGAAATTGAAAAAAGAAAGTCTGCTAATTTTGACATTGTTATTCAGCACACATTACCAATTCACATGCAATATGACTCAAGATTTTTTTTAAATGTTGCACTATTCTCTCATGAAACAGATTCTTTTATTATGTCTGGATGGAAAGAAAAAATAAATAATATGGACATGTGTATCGTGTCAAACAATGATAACTTAAAATCTTGTATAAAAAGCGACATAAAAATACCCACACATGTTGTTCATCAAGGAAGAGATTTTTCTATTTATAATAAAAAATATAAAAAACTCGAAGAAATAACAAACAATACATTCTCAAATGACTTTATATTTTATACGATAGGTGAAAAAACAAGAAGGAAAAATTTAACATCTCTTTTAAAGGCTTACTTCTTAGAATTTAGAGAAAATGAATCTGTCTGCTTAATAGTAAAAACAGATGGTTCTGAAGAAGATGAATTTTTTAAATATTGCAAATCAATTGCTTCTGGTTTGAATATAGTTAATCACACAAGAGTTTTTTTGATTTCAAAAAGACTTACAGATAATGAAATTTTTAGACTACACTCATCCTGTCATGCTTTTGTTCAATCTTCGTATGGTGAAGGTTGGAGTATTCCAGCTTTTGATGCATTGGGTTTTGGCAAAACACCAATAGTTACCAATTGCACTGGCTACAAAGAATATTTAGATGAATCTGTGGCTTGGATGGTTGATTGCCATAAAGAACCAGTTTTTAATACAGATAGATTAGACAGTGGTATGATGCATGGTTCTGAATTTTGGTGGTCAATAGATATAAACGAATTAAGGAAAAAAATGAGGGAATGCTATGAGGAAGAAGGACAAAGAGAAAAAAGGAAAGAAAATTCTTTGGATAGAGCGTATGAATTTTGTCACGAAAAAATCGGTGAAAACTTTTTAAAGGTGCTAAAAAAATGCCTCCAAGAAAAAAAAAGCAGAACTGGGTAGATATAACCAATTACAAAGAAGAACAACCAGAAACATCATGGCAACAAGATAGAGATAAATCCGTAGAGGAAGAAACAAAAAATCAAATAAAGGGAAAAACAAAAAATCAAGAAATATATATAGAGGCAATTGAAAGAAGTACTTTGACAATTTGTTCTGGTCCTGCTGGTGCTGGTAAAACATTTATTGCTTGTGGCGTTGCTGCTGGCTTGATGATGCAAAAAAAGATAGAAAAAATAATAATTGCTAGACCTTTAATTGAATGTGGTCAAAAAATAGGTGCATTTCCAGGAGACTTAAAAGAAAAAACAGAGCCATTTATGGTTGCTATGCTAGAAGCACTTGGTGCTTTTTTAACAAAAACAAAAATGAAAGCTATTAGAAATGATCAATTATTAGAAATATGTCCTCTTGAATTAATGAGGGGAAGAACTTTTCATGACTCTATGATTATTTTAGATGAAGCACAAAATGCCACAAGAAGGCAATTAAAAATGTTTTTGACTCGTTTTGGTCAAAACTCTAAGGTTGTAGTGTGTGGAGATCACACCCAAACAGATCTGCCTCATTATGAAGGAAACACTATGGAATGGATTTTATCTAGGTTGGATCATAAAGATATTGCTAAAGTCATGCTGACTGGAGATGATATACAAAGACATGGTTTAATTAAGTACATCATCGAACAGTTGGGAGAATAAATGCATCCTGCTATGAATAGTATCTTAAGGCAAGCAACCAGAAAAGATACGGATAGGCTTAACATTATAACTTTTTCTACGCATGAAAGATATCAGTCGAATATGGCTGATGTTGATGCTAATTTTTGGGTTATAAATAATAAAAATATAAAACTTTGGAATGAAGTTTATGCAAAATTACCAAATAATCACATACTTCTAAATGATGTTGAAAGTATTTTAGATATACCATTTTATCTTGATTTAGATATTGTTTTGACACACGAAAGATTTATGCAATATGACTTTGGTGTTCAGATAGCAAAGTATTTTCATCTTCCTATTGTGTGCTTAGAACACATATGTATGACACCACAAAGAGAATCGCTTAAGAAGAAAATTGGAAACACAAATGTTTTTATATCAAAATATTCTTCTGATTCTTGGGGCATTGGACCTAACTCAAAAGTAATTCATCACGGAGTTAACACAAATGATTTTTGCAATAAAAAAATAAAAAGAGAAAATAATATACTAAGCGTTGTAAATAGGTGGGTAGAAAGAGACTATGAGTGCGGTTATTATTTGTGGGAAAGAGTTACATCTGGTTTACCAACAGTCGTTGTTGGAGATAATCCTGGTCTTTCATCTCCATGCAATAATGTGGAAGAACTTGCACTAAAATACAACAGGTCAAGTATATTTTTAAATACATCTATATTTAGTCCTATACCAACTACTTTATTAGAAGCAATGTCATGTGGTTCTTGTGTTGTAAGTACATCAAATGATATGATTTCAAAAATAATAGATCATGGTGTTAATGGATTTATTTCCAATGATCCAGAAGAAATTACAAAAATACTGAAGTATTGCATGAGCGATGAGTCTATGTGCAGGAGAATTGGTGAGAATGCAAGAAAAACAATTTTAGAAAAATTCTCATTAAATGCGTTTACTTCTAATTGGAATAATCTACTTCGACAATCACTAGAAAAGAATTGGTGGGAATTATGAGATTGAATATTGAGATACCATGCTTTAAATTTGATTCAACTGATTTAAATTCAAGAAACATTTGTCCTTTCCCTATTGAGGAACTTGAAGGGTTTGAATATTGTCATTATAAAAATTTAGAAAAAATAGTTGATGATGGAGAATTAGATCACATATCTTGCAAAAATGTAATAAATTTTATAAACTACAAAGAATTAGAACAAACATTGATAGGTTGGTTTAAAAAATTAAGGCATGGAGGCACTATGCTTCTATTGTTTGAAGACTTAATAGAATTGTGCAGACTTGTGACTGTCGGCAAAATAAAAGAAGAAATGGCACAAGAATTAATATATGGAAAGCAATTTAATGATATTATAATAAAGAAGTCGGGAACAACCATTGCTGAAATAAAAAGAATTTTTGTTCAAAATGGTATGTTTATAGAAACAATTAAGATAGAAGGCTTTTATTGTTGTATCACATCTAGGAGAATATAATGGATCATCCGCTTATTACTTCATGCAAAGATTGTATTTTTTGTTCTTATGATGACAAGATGGTTCAAGTTGGATGCTTGCAAAATAAGATAGAAAAAATAAAAGATAAAAAATTCAAAATAGAAATTGAAAAAACAGAAGATAGAGAATTTTTTGTAATTAAAGATCATATATGCAACACACATAGAAAACAAAGTTTTTTAAAAGATTTAACAATAGATGAGGCTATTGCAAAAGCCAAAAAAGATAGCGGTATTAAATTGGGTTGTTTTGTTATGATTGATTTTTTTGACGAAGAAAAAATAAAGAGAACTCTTGACAGCATTGTTTTTCAGTCGAGGCAATTTCATGAAGTTGTTTTTTGTATAAACAACAGCATTAAAATTTCTCAAGTTTTAAAGATTATAAATAATAAAATGGAATCTGATGGATTAGAAGAATTTCCATTCAAGTGGGTTATTAAATCTATTATTGATGATTCATATTCTGGAATGCTAGCAGTCAATTTGTCTTGGAACTCTTCGCAATGCACATTTTTTTCATGTTTTAAATTTGGTTTTAGCATTCCTAAAGAGTTTTCCGAAGAAATTAATTTTGCATTAACTGAATCTTTAGAGAAATTTCTTTTGCTTGATGGCATTGATTCTGATGAAAATGGACTAACGATTCAAACATATATATTTAATATATTAAAAGGCAACGAAGAAGGAGTTGCTGAAGATGGAACATTTGTAAAAACAATATCTGAAAAAATAGTGTTTGTTGCAAAGGATCAAAATCTTTTAAGCATGATTAAGAAATGTGAGGAAATATGTCCATCAATGAGCCAAAAATAACTGTCGTAATACCAAGCCATAATCATGAGATGTGGATAAAGGATTGTTTAGATAGCGTTATTAATGATACATATACAAACAAGCAGATAGCTGTTGTTGATGATGGTTCCTCTGATAATTCTGCCAATAAAATATTCAATCTTATTTCATCAAGTAAAGAATTTGTTTCTAATTCTATTCATGGTATAGAAGGCACTTATTTAGATAGTGGCGTAAAAATTAGATTTGTTTCTACAACGGATTCTGTTGGTCCATCTGCTGCAAGAAACATAGGCATGAAACTTTTTTATGAAGATACCGATTTGTTTTCATTTATAGATTCTGATGATATGCATATTTCTGGCAAGTTAAAAGAAACAACTCAAAAAATGTTAGACAATTATGGCTATGTTGGAGTTGTTTATTGTGACTATGATAATTTTTATACAGAAAACAAAAGAGTTCATGAGCAATACAAAGAGCCATTTTGCAAAGAAAGACTTTTAAACGAATGCATTATCCCATGTCATTCTTTGGTTGCAAAATATGCAATAGATAAAGTCGGATTTTTTGATGAACAAATGAGAGTTGCTGAAGATTATGATCTTTGGATAAGAATGTCCAAGGAATTTGTTTGTTATCATATTCCAAAAAAATTAGCTATTGTTAGAAGAGGTCCACATAATTCAGATCATATAGTAGACAAAAACATTTGGGGTAAAAATTGGCAAAGAATAAGAGAAAAAATAAAAAATGACCAATAGCATGTGCGTAATAATACTTGCTGCTGGCATTGGCAAAAGAATGAAAGCCTATGGTCCAAAATGTACTATAGAGTTAAATTCTAATGAAACAGTTATTGGTAGACAAATAAGATTAATGAAAAAGGCTCTGCCTAATTACAATATTATTGTTGTTGTTGGATTTCAAAAAGCAAAAGTATTAAAAATAATAGATGTAGAATTTATTGAAAATAAAAAATACGAATCTACAAATACATCTGTTTCAGTAAATATGGCAATTAAAAATAAAAAATATTCAAAAATATTAATTGTGTATGGGGATATTGTTTTTACAAACGATATTTTTTTAAATATGCCGAATGAGTCTTGGGTTGCAATAGATAATGAAAAAAACCAAAGGTCGAATGAGGTTGGAATTAATATAATTGATGATTACGCCACACATTTTTCTTATGGGGTTATTCCAAAGTGGGGTCATGTGGCTATGCTTATGGGCAAAGAATTGTTGTTATATGAAAACATAACAAATAATGCTTGTTCTAATAAAAAGTTTTGTTTTGAAATATTTAATGAAATAATAGACTGTGGTGGAAAATTTAAATCACACAGTAATAAAAACTGGAAAATGGTTGAAATAGATACATCTAAAGATATAGATAGAGCTATAAAGTTAACAAAAAGAGATTAATATGAATGTACTTTGCGTTAAAAGCAAGGAATTAAGCACAAAAGAATTTTATGGATGGGGCAAGGCAGTCAATTCATCTGGAAATAATTTTATTTATTGGAACAAAGGTAAAAAACCTATTCTTGATGTTTTTTACGAAAAAAAACCTGATGTTTTTATAGTTCACACCAACGATGTAGATAGAGCTACAAAAAAAGCAATTGCATTGTATAATGATTGTAAGACGGTTATATTTAATGGTTCTGAAGAGATGAAATATCATGAAAATGTATTTGTTTTACCGCTACCTAATAAGTCTTTGGATATCTATAATTTTATAGTTTATAAAAAACAAGAAAGATTTTTTTCTGATATTAATTATGTTGGAGATTATATTGACATCGATGAAAATATTATTCTAAGTTTATTAAATGATAAGAGTCTTTGCATAAAGTTATGGGGAAATACTAAGTGGCCTTATAGACAATATGTTGGAAAATTAAAGTCTGATTTAGTTAAAGATGTTATATCTTCTTGTTCTTTAAGTTTGTATTCTGATTTGTTTTCAGATTTTTCTTGGGTCTTGCAGGTTTTTTCTTGTGGTAAACCATGCTTTATGTATAAATCAAAATCTTCTTCTGATTTATTAGGTGCATCTAATTTTAACTATGAAACAGAAGAGGATCTTGTTTTTTCAATGATTGACTTTCTTAGAAATCCAGAGTCTTTGCAAAAAGAAGTTTTTAGGATTAGGGAAAACATAAGAAGCAATCATACTTCTCACAATAGAGTATCTGATTTTTTAAATACTATAGGACTAAAGGAAGAAGCTAAAAAATGCATAGTGGAATTACAAAAAATAACATCGAAATATTAACTTTAAATTTTGGTTTTGTTGATTCTCCAGATTTTATAAAAAAATCTTTATGGTGGATTACAAAAAACTTTAAAAATACAGATATTATGATGATTGCTGCAATAGATAACAACGAAATATCGGATGATATTTTTGAAAAGATATCTTATTATTCTTCAAATATATCTTGGAAAATAATCAAAACAGATACAAAAAAATTGTTTGATTCTTATTCAATAAAAAGTTATGGAAATTCATTGTCTCTTTCGTATAAAGTTTGTGATAAGCTATCCTCTAAAAGAAAAATAATCACAAGTCAAAAAATAATTTATCCAAAAGATACATTTGATAATTTTGTAATATCTATGGAACATGTAAAAGTTAAAACAATAAATTCTTATTTTATGCCAAAGTATGTGCAAGAAGGACTTACTGACTTTTCTTCTAACTTTAGTGAGTATCTAGCTAGAGAGTGTAGAAAATATCCGATTAATACAATAGATTATCCTCCTAAAAGCTTAGACTATTCTACAAAAGCATTTTACGAAAATGAAAATAATAAAGATGTTGAATTTATAGATGGTGAAGTTTTCTATATGGAAAAAGATGAAATAGAACAAATTGAAATTAAAAATGAAAATTTAGATTTTTTGATAAATGAAACTATTACTAAGCATAGCGAAATTGTGGAGAGAGTATGGTAGTATTTAGAATCCCTAAACCCATAAGTATTATTGGCGAAAATACTAGCAAGTCAATAACTTTTGCAACATGCAATTTTTCAATAGCTATTGATGGTTCATTAGACATAGGACAAAATTATTTATGTCAATCTTCTAAGTTTTTATTTGATTATTTAAAAGAATCTAAAGAAACAAGAAAAGACGAAATAATTAAGAATTATCATAAAACACAAAACAATGCATTTTTTTCAAAAGCAATATCTAGTACTTTTGGTGGATTAAATTATACAACAATAACTGAAGATTCTTGGTTTAATATTAAACTTAAAGCAAACAAAGTTTTTAATTCTTATATTTTAGCATATGAAATAAATAAAACATTTTTTACAAATGATATGTACAATACTGAAAATCTACTAAATCCAAGCATTGTTGAAAAAATGACATCTGATTTTTATGACTCCTATCAAAAAGAAAATTGGGATTTCTTAGGAAAATTAATCAACGGATTCTGGAAAATCAAAAAAGAAAAATATCCAGAATCAAGAAATAATTATATAGACAAGCTGTATTCAGATTGTAGATTAAGCGGTGTTATTGGTGGAAAGATGGATGGATCAACAATGATTCTTTTTGTTCATCCAGAAAATCACGAAAAAATAAAATCTATAATGTCTGATCATATCTTATTAAATAGCTCTATGGACATTTCTGGATTTGTGAGTCAGGAGGTATTTAGTGGAATTAGCAATTGTTGTGAATAATTTAAGTATAGGTCAACTTTCATACTTAATAAGCAAACAAGCAAAAAACAAGAACATAATTGTATTTTCTAAGGAAAGTTATACAATGAATTTAAACAATGGTTTTTCTGTTTTGTCTGCATTTGAATTTTTAAATTATAAAGGCAAAAATGTAATAGCCACAGATATAGAGTCTTGCAAAGTTGTTGTTTCTAATCCAGCGATAGAGAAATTTTATTTTTATGTTTGGGATTTAGAATGGATGAGATTAGAATCGTTTGACTATGAAGAAATGTCTGATGTATATAGAAACGAAAAATCTATATTGGTTTCTAGAAGCGAGAGACATGCTTTGGCAATAGAACAAGCTTGGAATAAAAAATCTTTAATTATAGAAGATTTTGATATAGATAAAATTATTGGAGATAAAAATGTCAAAATTAACATATGAGTTTTTAATTAGTCACTATGTTGAAAAACTTAAGTCTACTTATGAAATAGCAGAAGAGTTTGGTACATATCCAAATAAAGTAAGACGAGCATTAACAGAATTTGGCATTCCTATCAGAGATAAATCTAAAGCACAAGCAGAAGCTATTAAGACAGGAAGATGCAAGCACCCAACAAAAGGCAAGAAGACATCTGAAGAAACAAAAAATAAAATAAGTGACTCAATTGCAAATGTTTGGGAAAAAATGCCAGAAGAAGAGAAAAAGAGAAGGGCTGAAGTCTCTAGAGCACAATGGGAGTCTTTGTCTGCTCAAAAGGTTGAGGAAATGCAAAAAGCAGCAGCAATATCGGTTCGTGCAGCAGCAGTATATGGCTCTAAACTTGAAAAGTTTTTAATATCTGGACTAAAAAAAGAAGGCTATAATGCCGATTTCCATAAATCTTTTTGGGCTATTGACAGAAAACAACATATTGATATATTTATTTCTAACCTTAATTTGGCAATAGAAATTGATGGGCCAAGTCATTTTAGATCTATATGGGGAGATGATGTACATCAAAAACAAGTTGTTAGCGATAGTAAAAAAACTGGCTTTATAATAAACGCTGGAATGAAAATGATTAGGGTTAAAAACATAGATGGAAATAGTTCTGGATTTTATATGAGAACTATATTGAAAAAACTTTTGCATACAATAGAATTGATTAAGAATGGGGCAAAGGAAAACCTATTTGAACTGGAGTAATAATGTTAAGTGAAGAAGATATCAAGGAAAAACCAGACATCAACAGTAGGGATTGGAACGAATATGTTCTATCTCATTTTGGACCTGACGAATTGGCAGATGGAAATCCAACTGTGGATGGACTAAGAAGAGTCTCAGGACTTCTTTTAGGGCCAATAATTAGCGGGATAGCTAAAGTAATACAGTCGCCAAATCCTCAGAATGACAATCGTTGTGTTGTAGAATATACATGCACAATTATGTTTGGTGAAAGGTTGTTAACGCAGACTAGTGTTGCTGACTGCTACCCAGGCAATTGCGACCACCGTTTTGCTGTCTATTCTTCTGCAATAGCTGAAACTAGGGCTGAAGGTCGATCATTGAGGAAATTGCTAAAATTACGCAAAGTAATCGCTGCTGAAGAAGCGGGGCTAGTTCCTCTTGAAGAAACTGGAGTTAATGGTAAGATAACTCCTACGCAGATGAATTTTATTGAAACTCTCTGCCAAAGAAATGATATCAATGTACCAGTTTATTTGGGTGCAGCAAAAGACTTTAACTTTAATGGCAAGCTTGAAGAAATACCATATAAGTCAGCAGTCGCTGTAATATCTCATTTATCCGAAATGCAAAGAAATCAAGCGTCTATTAATGTTAAGTTCAAGGGCTATAACTCTAACTGGAGGAAGTAATTATGAAGGCTATTATCCCAACAAAGTTTTGCACAATTGAAATAGATTGTGATTCGGTAAAAGATGTGTTTAGAGAAGTAGGAGGCATCTCTGAAATCTTTAATGAAGAAAAGTGCGGATTGTGTGGTAACACAGCAATTATGCCAAAAACTAGATCTGTAGAAAAAAATAAAAAAGTTTACGAATATTTTGAGATGGGTTGCACCAATTCAAAGTGTAGAGCTAGACTTTCTTATGGTCAAAGACAAGATGGTGGTGGCATCTTCCCTGTTAGGAAGCTTGATGCTAATGGTAAACCAGACCGTGAAACAGGTGCTTACGGACCACATAATGGTTGGAGTAAGTATCGAGGCGAGAACAAAGATGAGTGATATTGCAGTAGATGTTAGCTCTTTGAGTACAGAAGAGCTTAAAAAAGAACTCCTTTGGCTTGACGGTTATGATACCGAATGGTCAAAGGAGATTTCTAAATTAATTAAAG